AGGTAAAAGGCAATCCAAAAAAGGATATCAAAAACGGTGATGATTTAGTTCTCAGTTTAATGGATAAAGGTAAGTCAAAAGAAAAGGAAATTCTAAAATCTCTGAAAAAATATTATCCTAAATCAAAAGTGGTGAAAGAAGAAACTGTATCACCTAAAATGGCAGCATACCTAAATTTTCTAAACAGAAATATACAAGAAGGTAAGAAAGATTATGAAACCCATCACAATACTTTTTCTTCTGCTATTGAAGAAGTGAAGGAGTTTGCTAAGAAAAACGGATATGAATTAGATGATGATGACCTTTTTCATAAAGTTGGAAGAGGTCCTAAAAAACCCTCAACAGGTAAAACAAACAGTTATCACCTTAAATTGATAAAGGGTGGTAAAGAAGATAGGAAGCAATTACATTTTCAAGTTTATGGAATGAAGACTCAATATGAATTGAATATGTACATTTCATAGGAATGGAAATGAACAGAATATCACAATACAAAAGATATCTTGATGAGAAAAGTGGTATACAGGAAAAAGAAGAAGTAGTCGAAGAGTTGCCTTTAATAGAGGAAGAAGTACTGAAACCTTCCGAAATTAAGTTACTAGTTCTGACTTCTGCCAAGGATAGTGAAGAACCTACTGTAAATCGTCTAGAGAAAGTTTGTGAAAAAAGGAAAATAAAACTTTACAGAATTTCTTCCGACAAAGCTTACGCATCCAAAAAAGGTGAACTGAAGGAAACTTTAATCATTTACAACTATGATGGTGAAGGAAAAAGTTTAGAAATAGGTGCGAATGAAAATGTAGTTTGTATAGCAAGAAGGACTGTGGTCACAAATAGAAACGCAGGTATTCTTCATAAGATGTTAGCAGACCACGGTGTTTTTTGTATTAACTCTCCTAAGAGTGTACGAACAGCAAGTAATAAGTTTAGTGCTTATATAAACTTTGTCAATAATGATATCAATACACCAAAGACTTGTTTAGTCAGTGATATTGAATATATCGATGATGCTATTAAAGAGGTTGGGGATAAGTTTCCAGTTATCTTGAAGTTCACAGAAGGTCACGGTGGAAAAGGTGTTATGAAACTGGAATCAAGAGAAAGTTTGATATCAGTCATACAAGCTCTCCGAAGTGATGAAGAAAATTCTATAGAACTAATACTTCAAGAGTATAAGAAAATAAAAGATGACAGAAGAATCCTAGTATTGAATAATAAAGTTGTCGCAGCTGCCAGAAGAATTAAAATGAAAAATGATTTTCGTACAAATGTTTCCCTTGGTGCTGATGTAGAACCATATAAACCAACTAAAGAGGAAGTGGATTTGGCAATTAAAACTGCTAAATCTGTTGATTGCTATTACTGTGGTGTTGATATTATAAAGAGTGGTGGGGAATATTTTGTTTTAGAAGTGAATCCATCTCCTGGATCCAAATCACATTACTGGGATTTGGAGAAAAAATCTAACATAACAGGAACCAAATTGGTTGCCAAAGTAGTAGATAATCTAGTTGATAAAGATAATTGGAAATATCAAACAAGAGAAGTTGGAGTCATAGAGAATATAAAGTTTTTAGAGAATGGAATCGAACCTATGACTGCTAAAATGGACACAGGTAATAGTGGTCATAATGTCGTTGGTGTTACGGATTTAAAAGTAAATGGGAAAACTGCTGAATTTTATATAAAAGATACAAACCAAAAAATTAAAAAAGAAGTTCTTCCTGAAAAGTCTGTTATAAAAAATAACGGAGATGATAGTGAAGAAAGATATGTTGTCAAATTTGATATTAAAATTGGTGAAAAAGTATATAAAGATGTTCATTTTTCTCTTTCCAATAGAGATAATATGAATCACACTGTTTTAATTTCAAGAAGGTTCATGATAGATTCTAAAATGAGTGTTAATCCTAATAAAAAGTTCGTTTTAGGAGAATTATAAATAAGTTTATAATATTTTTCTTAAAGGAGAAAAAAATGGCTTTATGGAAAAAAGAAGTGGGTGATTCCGCTGGAGAAAGACCAAACTGGTTAAGTGATGATGAGAAAGCAAGATGCTATTGTGATGATAGAGGATGGGTTTTAGTTCATCTAGATGGAACTGAAGAAGTTTTAGTTGCTGGAAGTTCTTTGAATGAATTGACAGATTCTGCTGGAGATGATGCTGCTGAGAAGGCTTCTGCTGTTTCTGCAAAAGATGTACAGATGGAAGATAAAGATGGTGACGGTGTTAGAAATTACCAAGACATTGACGATTTAGATAGCACAAACAGTTAGATATAACTTGACAAACAAATAAATTTAGTTTAAACTATAAAAGTAGTTAATTTTTAATATGGAGGATTTATGACAACTGCTAATAATACAACTATGGAAACAGAAGAAACGACAACTCCTGGAGTCGGTGGAATTGCCGATGTTACCAAACTTAAAAGAGAAAGTGTTGATGTTGTTGATTTAATGACAACTGAGAGAAATAAGTTAGTTGATGCCAATGAAAAAAACGTTGAAGTTTTTAATGATTTACAAAAAATTACTAATCAAATAGTAAGTAATTTGACTGCTTTGGATGGTGCTATAGCTGGGATTTCAGAATTTGTTGATGAAAATTCTACAGAAGATGATAAACATGTAACTCGATTAAAAGAGTTGCAAGATAAAAGAGTTAAAACTGTTGATGAATTGAAATCTGCTAATTCTAAAAGAACACTCTTAATAACTGCTATCCAAGCTACAGAAATTTCACTAAATGTTTTGAACGGTATTCTTAAATCTGCTGGATGTGATGATATTAGAAAAAGTAATTTGACAGGTCTCCAAGGAATAAATAATAAATAAAAAATTTACGGAGATCTTTATAAATGATAGATTTAAATTCAGAAAATATTGAAAATTTCTCTGAAAATTCTTACAAAAATCCTCAGTGTGTTTGCGCTGAGGATTTTTATGAAGATATGCAAAGAATAAAATACGTTAAAAGATTATTTAATAAATACAGAAGAGGGGAAAAGTTAAAAACTAGATTGATTTTAAATCATATAATATGTTTTTATAATGTTTTTGATAAGTATTCTGCTACTAGGATATGGTTTTATAAAATTGATAGAGAGTATTGGACTTATTTAAAGACTTTTCTGGAATACCTCTCTTTTATGCCAGTAGTTGTTCATAGTATCAATGGAGAAAATATAATTTCTGAGAATATAGAAATTGATGAAAATATATTAATAGATTTAGGAAAATTGTGAAATTTTTAAAAGAAAACATATTAAGTAACACTTTAAATTATATAGTTCTTTATAAAATAATATCTAGGATGATAACAAACATAGAAGATACTCAAGCTTTTAAATTGGGTATAGTTGATAAGAAGGGTAAAATTCTAAGAAAAAGGAGAACTCTTAAGACGAGAGAAGAGAAAAATGCTCTAACTCGTTTAGATGTTTTTGTTTTCAATCTTAAAAGAATTTTAGGACCCTTAGGAAGATCAAAGTTGGCTAATATAACAGCAGCTTTATTTTTACTTAAAGAGTGGAAAAATTTACCAGAAGATGGTGAAGAAAATAGGTTTATCCTTTTAGAGTCTGAATATAATCAATTTAAATTAACTTTAGATGAAGAAGATATGGAGATTATAGAAAAAATGTCTGAAACCTTAGAGGAAGACATTGTCAATGTCGTAGGTGATGGAGAACATATAGCAGGTATAACTGGAGACCCTCCTGTTAGAAAGAAAAAGAAAAAAGTAAAAAAGAAAGATGTTCCTGATGACACTAAAAATATTAAAAAGTCTGAAAAAATGTACGAAGGTGCTACAAACATATCTATATCTAAAAAACAGATTAGAGGTGTCATAGGTTTAGCAAAATCAAAATTAGTTCTCAAAAATATTTCTGTTAAGAATATTGCCGATGAGATTGAAAAGGTTTTGAGAAGAAAATATGACATTGAAGTTTCTACAAAAAAATCAAGTAATGTTACCCAAGGATCTATTGTTATAAATGCTTATTATGATCCTGACAATGACCAAAAAGAAGATACTCCCATAGAAATAGAATTAGCAGTTTCGGATCCAGAAGTTGTCCTAAACTTAGACAATTCTATGTGGAACAAATTTGCTGACCAATTATCTGACGCAATTCAACATGAATATTTACATATGGTTCAGTATAGGAATAGAGATTTCACAAAACCTTCCAAGTTTAAACCGAGTAAAAATAGTACAGAGATTCCTGGATTTTTTAGAACTCAACAATACCTAGGAAATTCTGATGAAATAGAGGCTTACGCATTAAACATTTCTAACGAACTTCTAAATACATATAAGACAAGAAAAGTTGCTGTTGCTAAATTAAAAAGGTTGGATAAAAGTATTTTCAAGTCTTCACCAAACCTTATGGCATACTTTATGGCATTTCATTTTGACAGCAGACACCCAGTAATAAGAAAATTGTTAAAAAAAATCTTAATATATATTGAAAAAAAATAATATTTATTGTATAATATTAATATAGTACTACTTTATTTGATGGAGAAAGTGATGAAAAAGACTATTATTGTTGTTTTGTTTGGATTGATTACAGCAGGTGTTGTAGGAATCCAGATGTTTTTAGGAAACCCTATTCACGATAAACCTTATTCTCATTTTGTTGAGAATGTTCGGTCAAAAAAGGTTGATGTTGTAACCATAAAAGAAAATCATATACAATACAACATCGGGGATCATAAATTTCAAGTTGTTAGACCGAGAGGTGAATCTGGTTCAGTTAAAGAGTTGAAAGAGCATGGCATCTCGTTTTCAGTTGATGAAAAAAGAATTGATATTATTTCCCCTGTAACTCTTCTGCTATTCATGATATTTCTATCACTTTCCAGTTTTTTGATGTGGAGAGCGTATACTTTTATTAGAAGAGTTCTGGATAACATGAACTATATGAGGGGTGGTCCATTTGATGTTATCGCAGGTGGTTCTGGATCGAGTGGTCCAAGTTCTAAGGGTGGTCCTGGAGCACCTCCAAATTTAGAATCTGGTGCTAAATTCTTCGAACCAGAAAAGTCTGATGTGAAGTTTAAGGATATTGCTGGGAACGATGAAGCAAAAGATGAACTTCAGCAAGTAGTAGACTTCCTTCAAGATAATAAAAAATATAAGAAGATGGGTGCCAAATTACCTAAAGGTGTCATTCTCTATGGTCCATCGGGAACAGGTAAGACTATGTTTGCTAAAGCAATAGCAGGCGAATCTGGTGTTCCTTTTATGTATGTTTCTGGTTCTGAGTTTGTTGAAATGTATGTTGGTGTTGGTGCTGCTAGAGTTAGAGATATGTTCAATAAAGCAAGAGAAAATTCTCCTTGTGTGGTATTCATTGATGAGATTGATGCTGTAGGTAAGAGAAGGTCTGCTTCAGGAAGAGACTCTGAAAGAGACCAGACATTGAATCAGTTACTTGTTGAGATGGACGGTTTTGCTACTTCCGATTCTCAAGTTGTCATCATTGCTGCTACAAACAGATTGGAAACTCTTGATGAAGCATTATTGCGTCCAGGAAGATTTGATAAGCACATTTCCGTCGATTTACCTGACAAAGAAGGAAGAATTAAAATTCTAAATCTTCATATTGGCAAATTACCTTTACTAAATTCAGAAGTTGATATTGCTCGTCTTGCTAAAAAGTGTGTTGGATTTTCTGGTGCCGATTTAGCAAATGTGGTTAATGAAGCAGCACTCATAGCAGTCAAAGAAAGTTTAGAAGAAGTTGACCAAAACTGCCTTGAAATGGCAGTTGAAAAAGTTGCTTATGGTTGCGAAATGAAATCAAGAAAGCAAGATGAAAAAGAACTTGAAAATACTGCTTGGCACGAGTCTGGTCATGCTATTCTCGGTCTTGTCTTAGATAACAACGCAGAAATAGATAAAGTGACAATTGTTCCTAGGTCAAAAAGTTTAGGTCATGTTTCTTTCCTTTCAGAAGAAAAGCATTCGACTAAGAGTCAATTGCTAAACTCCATCTGTATATCTCTTGGAGGTAGAATCGGGGAAGAAATCAGATTCGGTGACTATACTCCTGGAGCAGTCTCAGATATCCGTAAAGCAACCAGTATTGCTAGAAAGATGGTTACACGATGGGGAATGAGTGATTTGGGGTTATTGAACCTTGATAATATCTCTGACGGTTTTAGAACTCATGAAATGTCTGATGATATGTTACAGAAGATTGATGCTAAAATCAAAGGAATTGTTGACGGTGAATATAAAAGGGCAAATAGTATTCTGAAAAAGAATAAAAAGTCTCTTAAACTTTTATCGGAAACTTTGTTAGATAAAGAAACTCTGACAGGTCAAGAAGTTGAATCTTTGCTTGCCGATATTTTAGTGAATATGGCAGATGAGTTAGTTATCAAAAAAGAAGATGAAAAGGTTGATGAATAATGTTTAAAGGATTGTTAGGACTCTTCGGGGGTTGGATAGGTAAACTTCCGAAGATAGATAGATTTTTAGGTTTGTTTGGTCTCAAAAACCTTTTATTGATAAGTGGTGTTGTAGGAACTTTTGCTGTTGCCTATTTCAGTGTTCAGAATTTTATAGATGTTATCTATAAGGAACATAGAAGAGTTTATGAGAAAATAACAACTCTTGAGAATGAAATTCTTGAGAAAGACATTCAGAATCAAAGTTTGAGTAAAAGGATAAACTCTTTGAGAACTCAAATGATGGTTCTCAATATGGGTTTCGAACAAGTTGCAGAAGCGTTGAACGAAATAATAAAAAATGAAAGAGAATCAAGAGAAAGTATTAAAAAATTAGAGGACAGACTTTACCGAGAAAAAGAAGGTAAAAAGTCATTAGAAGAATTAGCAGAGAAAAAACCTAAAATGGTAGAGAAAATTTTTAATGATGAAATGAAGCGGTTGAAAAGGTGTATTGAACTTTTCACTGGTTCAAAAAGAGGTGAAGATGAAAAGATTAATTGTACTGACATTTTTGGCAAGTCTGCTAATTAGTTTAACAGGATGTAAAAAACGACGAGAGATAATCAAAAAACTACCACCAGAAGTTGGTGAATTAGTTGAACAAGGTAAACTCAAACCTGCTCTTAAAATTCCTGAAAAGGATCCTGTAAAACTCCATGATGTGAATTTTATAGTGGTGACTGAAGAGAATATTGAAGAGGTGTTTTCAAAACTCAAAGAGGATGAGAAAGTTCCTGTTTTATTTTCTCTTGATGGGAAAGATTACAAACTAATTTCTCTGAATGTTAGACTTCTATTGGATTACATCAAGTATCAAAAAGTTGTTATAGGTTTATATAAAGATTACTACGAAAAAGACAAAAGTGTTGACAAAAAGTAATTTTTATTCTATAATAAACTTATGAGCATTTGGATTGAACAGAAGTATATTGGATTACTATCCCCTAAGTTAGAAAAATTTCACAGAGTCAGAGAAAACCTTTGGACATTTAGGTGTCCTTATTGTGGAGACTCTGAGAAGTCTGAATCTAAGACAAGGGGGTATTTCCATTTAAGTACGGATCAAAGTTATTACATTTACAAGTGTCATAACTGTGGTTATTACACTTCTTTTACAAAGTTTTTACAAACTCATGATTCTTTTCTATATCAAGAATACAAACTTGAGAATCTAAAAGAAACAAACCAGTTGAATAGGACTGAACCTGTTTATAAAAGCAAACCTGTAGAGTTTAACAATAAACTGAAAAGAAAAGTCAAAGAACTTCCTATGGTGAAGATGGATAATTTAGATGAGGAACATAAAGCAGTTCAATATCTGAACTCAAGGATGATAAATGATAAATATAGATGTAGATTCAGTTACACTGAAGACTTCAAAAGACTGATAGAACTAATCAGTCCAGATAAATCGAAAAGATTGAAGAGTGAGGAGAGAATTGTTATTCCCTTCTTCAATCGAAACAAAAAAATAACCCATATTCAAGGTCGTGCCCTTAATGATGATACTCTTAGGTATATTACTGTGAGTTTATCACAAGGTAGCAAGGTTTATGGACTCGACAGAATTGATAATACAAAACCAGTTTATGTTGTAGAAGGTATTTTTGATTCTTTGTTTTTAGAGAACTGTGTTGCTATGACAGGTTCAGATTTGAATACAGAAGATTTACAAGATTGTGAATTGATATTTTTATTCGATAATGAACCGAGAAATAAGCAGATAGTTCAGAAAGTTGAAAAAATAATAGATATGGGTCATTCCATAGTATTGTTTAATGACACCTTCAGAGGTAAAGATATTAACGATATGATACAAAGTGGTCATACCGTTGAACAGGTAAAAGAGTATATTGAAAATAACACTTTCAAGGGGCTCAAGGCGAAAATGAAATTTACAGAATGGAGAAAAATATGAACAAAGAGCAGGAAACAGACCTTAAAGAATCACTCGTCAGAACAAGAGATTTTCTAAATTTTTTAACAAATTATGAAGATTTACCTGCTTTTGTTAAATTGGATGCCAAAAGTTTGCTTAAACAGTTCCCAACAGATTACAATATCACAAGATTGTTTAACAAGTGAGTTCATATGTTTATGCAAGCCTACACTTACGATGATATCCTTCTTGTCCCTAGTAAATCTCTATATTCTAGAAATGACCCAAGTTTAGAAACAAAACTTTCTAGAAATATATTCATAGATATTCCAATCACATCTGCTAATATGGATACTATTACGGGTTATGATTTGGCAAAAACCTTGAGTGAAATGGGTGGAGTTGGATTTCTACACAGAAATATGACGATTCAAGAAAACTGCGACTTAGTTAAGAAGTGTCTAAAAGAATGGCAAATCTATTGGAGTCCAGTGATTCCGACAATAGGAGTTTCTGGTAGTGAAAAGGAAAGAGCAGAACAACTTCTTGAATTAGGAATTTCTGGTATTTGTATTGATATCGCAAATGCTTATTCTGACAGAGTTTCTGAAATGATTAAGTTTATAAGAAGTAAAAATCGACATGTTGATATTATAGCAGGAAATGTTGCCAGTGGTCCTGCTGCTCTCTTTCTGGCAAGTCATGGTGTTGATGCTATTAAAGTCGGAATTGGTCCTGGAAGTGTTTGTACAACTAGAAGAATGACTGGTTTTGGAGTTCCTCAACTGACTGCTGTTAGAATGGTAAAATCGGCATTAGTTCAGAGTAAGTATTCTGATATTCCAGTTATTGCTGATGGTGGTATCAAAAGTTCTGGTGACATTGTAAAGGCTTTATGGGCAGGTGCTAGTACTATTATGACAGGTAAATTGTTTGCGGGATGTAAAGAGGCAAATGACCCGAACTCATACAGAGGTATGGCATCCAATTCTGCGAGACAAGTTCTACTGAATGATGGTGATGTTAATACTGTTGCTGAGGAGGGTATTGCTATTGAAGTTGAAGATGCAGGAAGTGCTAAGGATGTGATAAACGAACTTTGTAATGGGATTCGTTCTGGTATGTCTTACGCAGGATGTAAATATATCAGTGAATTAACATTATCAGATGATGTTGTTGCTGTGGTACAGACGCAAAATGGTATTGTTGAAAGTGGGACGAGAAAATAAAAGGAAGAATAGGAGAAAAAAAGATGTTATTACCATCACTTTATCAAGAATTTATCCACCTATCCAGATATTCTAGGTGGTTGGAAAATAAGGGAAGAAGAGAAACTTGGGAAGAAACCGTCGATAGATATATGAGTTTCTTTGACTCACACTTAATGGAAAAATATTCGTACAAGATTCCAGAGGAGACGTATAAAAAAGTTAGAAAATATATCTTAGAACTCAAAGTGATGCCTTCAATGAGAGCATTGATGACTGCAGGTCCTGCTCTGAAAAGAGATAATGTTGCTGGATATAACTGCGCTTACACTGCTGTTGATAAACTACGTGCGTTTGATGAAATCCTTTATATTCTAATGTGCGGAACAGGTGTTGGATTCAGTGTTGAAAAATATCATACAAAGAAATTACCAACAGTCGCAGAAACATTTGAAGATTCTGACACCACAATTGTTGTAGGAGATTCCAAAAAAGGGTGGGCAAAAGCATATCGTGAACTTATTTCTCTTTTGATTTCTGGTCAGGTTCCAAAGATTGATTACTCAAAAGTAAGACCTGCTGGAGCAAGATTGAAAGTTTTTGGTGGTCGAGCCTCTGGTCCAGAACCATTAAGACAATTGATGGAGTTTACAATCAGCACGTTTAGAAATGCTGCTGGAAGAAAGTTGTATCCAATTGAGTGTCATGATATCGTATGTAAGATTGCTGAGATTGTAGTTGTAGGTGGAGTAAGACGTTCTGCTCTTATTTCTCTATCTGACTTGAATGATGATAGAATGAGAAGTGCCAAATCAGGTCAATGGTGGGTTATTGATCCACATAGAGCGTTAGCAAACAACTCTGTATGTTATCGTGAAAGACCTGATATTGGAACCTTCATGGAAGAGTGGTTATCATTATATCGTTCAAAGTCTGGAGAACGAGGTATCTTCAATCGACAAGCATCAAAGAAAACAGTTGAAAAGTTAGATGGTAGAAGAGAAATGGAACATGACTTTGGAACTAACCCTTGCTCCGAAATCATATTGAGGTCAAAAGAGTTCTGTAATTTATCAGAAGCAGTTGTTTCTAAAGATGATACACTTGAAACTCTGATGGAAAAGGTTGAAGTTGCTGCTATCATAGGGACTTGGCAATCAACATTAACACACTTTCCATATTTGTCAAAGCAATGGAAAGAAAACTGTGAAGAGGAAAGACTTTTAGGAGTATCTCTCACAGGTATTATGGATAATGAATTGACTAACGGTAGGGGATTGAGACCTCTTAAAGAATTCTTACCTAAGTTGAGAGATAAAGCATTGAAGATGAATGAAAAGGTATCTGAAGATATCGGAGTGAACCCTTCTGCTGCAATCACTTGTGTAAAACCTTCTGGATGTAATGATTTAGATAATACTGTAAAAACTAAAGATGGTATCAGAAGTTTCAGAGAAATATTTGAAGATAATGGTATTGATTTAGAATCCATGAAAGAAGATGAATGGTTTGATTTGAAGAAACCTGTTCAAGTTTATGATATGAATAATGATCTTCAAAATGTTTCTAAACTTTATTGCAATGGAGTAAAAGAAGTTTATGAAATACAAATGGAAGATGGTGAAGTTTATAAATTCACAGGAAATCATAAACTTTTACTTTCAACTGGTGAATGGAAAAGAGTTGATGAGTTAGAAGAAGGTGATGATATAAAATCTTTCATGTCAGGAAGAGTTTTCAACCTAATTGCTAAAATCAAAAAAATAGAACAAAAAGTTATGACTGTTGATATGGAAGTTGAAAACACTAATTCATATCAAATGGAAAATGGTATGGTTGCTCATAACACAGTATCACAATTAGTAAATGCTGCTAGTGGTATTCACGCAAGACATTCTGAATATTATATCAGAACTGTTAGAGGTGACAAGAAAGACCCATTAGCGCAATTTATGGTTGAGATGGGTTTCCCGCATGAGGATTGTGTAATGAAACCAGAGCATCAATGGGTGTTCAGTTTTCCAGTCAAGTCACCTGAGAATGCTGTATTCAGAAATGATATGTCTGCTATTGAACAGTTGGAATTGTGGTTAGACTATCAAAGATATTGGTGTGAACACAAACCTTCTGTGACAGTTTCTGTAAAAGAACATGAATGGTTTGAGGTTGGTTCTTGGGTATGGAAACATTTTGATGAAGTTTCCGGTGTATCCTTTCTACCAAGTTCCGACCATACATACAAACAAGCACCTTATCAAGAATGCGGAGTTGAAGAGTATGAAGAACTTTTAGCAAAGATTCCTCAAGATGTTGATTGGTCTGGTTTAGAAAAATTTGAGAAGGAAGACAACACCAAAGGTGCGCAAACTTATAGTTGTACTGCTGGTAGTTGTGAGATAGTTGACCTTACGTAAATTATAAATAACTCTATAGTCTTTAGGAGAATAATATGGATGAATATACAAAAGCTGCTGTCGCAAGACATGAAAGAGCAATAAAACAACTAAAAAAGAAAATTGCTACCGCTCAAGCACTTCACAAGTCAATGCCTGGAAAAACGGTGAAGCAAAGAAAAGAAAGAGACAATGTAAAATATAAAATGGAATCGGAATTACAGGATAAAGCATATTCCTTGAAACTTTCTCCGATGAATTGGTATATAATGAAAGCATATGCGGAATCAGGTCTTCCAAAGATTGCTGATGTAGCTAAAGAGTATATAGAAAATAATGACGAACCGATTGATAAATCAAAAAAGAAAACTGCTAAAAAGGCAGCAACTCCAAAAAAGAAAACTGCTAAAAAGAAAACTGTAAAAAAAGGTGATCCTCCTAAATTCGCAGCATTGGAAAAGAAAGCACGTACATTTGCTTCAAATGAGAAAAAGTTGGAATACTATATGAAAAAGAAGGCAGTGGAATATTCCAAACTTGGAAACAAATCTGCTGAAGAACAAAAACGAAGAAAGAAAGAATTCATAGAAGACAACGGTCCGAAAAGTGCAGGATGGCAAAAAAGACTTACAAAGTTGGGAGTCCTTGAAGCTAAATTGAAAAAACTGCGAAAGCTTTATGTTGCTTTTTACAAACTGGGTTTTGATGAAAAATATTTACTAAGTCTATTTAGAATAACAGATTAGGAGAGAATTGTGGATAACAAAGTTATAAATGAAATTTCGGAAATATTACAAGATATTCGTGAAGAAAAAGAATTAGATAAACTTATTGAATCTATCGAAAAGATTGAAACTCTGAGTGAGGAACTTGATATAGAAGCTTACAGAAAACTGAAAAAATCCTTCTACAAAACGTTAAAAGATGTAGAAAATTTATACGACAAACATTTTTTTAATTGGGATAAAGAGATGGCAGATTTTTTACACAGAAAAGATGGAGCTCAAGATTTGCCAAAAAGTTGGAAGATGGACGTTGAGTATAGTCTAACAAAAATAGTATAGGAAAAACTTTTCTAAAAACTCTTGACACACACTCCTTTTTTTGTTATAATAGTAATATAAGGTAAAAAGGAGTTGATATGTCAAATTTTACATTAGTAGTCATAAATGGTGAGAACCTAAATATATACAAACTAGATACCTTTAATGAATCTATCCAAAAAATAGTTGAATTGAGAGATTCTTATAAAAACTTTGACACAAAAGAAATAAAATGGATTCTCTATAAAGGCAACGATATACTTGCCAGTAAGGATATAGAATGAATAGAATGACTAAACGTGAAAAAATTTTGGTAATATGGATGGTTATTATGACTTGGGGTCATATCGTCTATAACAGATTCTTGATTGAATCTAACACACTTTTCTTACAAGACTTATTCAGAGCATTTAGAAATTTGGCTAACTCTTTCACATGATAAATCCAATAACTATTGAACATCCTATTTTTGTAATCAAACCTCATTCCGAAAGAAGAAAAGTTGAAGAGGTTGCTAAACCTAACAAAGATAGAAAGAACCTAAAAAATCCTAATTTTAGGTATGAATGGATAGCGTGATAATAGCAGGAATAGATTACAGCATGAGTTGTCCGTCACTCTGCATTTTCGATACAGAGAAAACTTTCTCATTCCAAAACTGCGATTTTTACTATCTAATAGATAAGAAAACAAAAATCATAGAAGAAGGGAATATACATGGTGAATATTATAAAAAAGATTTTGAAGATGTTAAAAGATTCGACTATCTATCAGACTGGACAATCAATATTCTTAAAAACAAAAAGGTCAATCACGTATATTTGGAAGGCTATTCCATGGGTTCTAGGGGTAGAGTCTTCCACATTGCAGAAAACACAGGTGTCCTCAAACAAAAAATCTACAAAGCAGGAATTACTTTCCAAGTTGTCCCGCCTTCAACGTGGAAAAAAGAAGTAGTTGGCAAAGGGAATGCTGACAAACAATATGTTTATGAATCTTTAGGTATAGACTTGAAGACAATATTCAATTCCAAATCAATAACGAGTCCTATAAACGATATTGCTGATTCATATTTTATATGTGAATATGGGCTATTGACAAATCTTCCAAAATAGTTTATAATAGTTAATAAAGTATAAAAGAGGAGTTTTATCGTGCAACAAAGAATGGTAGATGCCGAAGGAACATATGTTTTTGGTACAAAACCTGTATGGTCAGATGAAGAAGTCCATATAGAAGATAGTAGAGTATATAAAGCAATCAACTGGTATTCCTACAAGTATGATAAGTCTAATGTTAAAGATATTTTAATAGAATATTTTCTAGAAGTGGAGCAGTCTGAATACTATGCCAAGCAGATAAAATCTTACGACGAATCTAGAATCAAATCAAGTATTGCGTGGATTTGTGATATGATTCTAAACGGTCTTATTTTAATTGACCCAGACTCAAAGTTTCTTGATAAAATAGAAGAACTTAAAAATAATCCTAAAAAGTTCTCAAAGATTCAAGAAGAGGTTGTAGAGAAAGAAGAGAAACCTAAGAAAACATCTCCTATGATGAGAGTTAAGATGTTTTCTTGGAAGATAATATCCGAGATTGATAAAGAAATTGATGATTTTGTGATGAACAAATGTCAAACCGATTTCAATATTAAGAAATATTCCAAAACAATCAAACCTATTTACGGTAAAATGATATCAGAAAACTATAAAAGTTTATTAACAGAACTTGAGATTGCTGTGAATCGTGAAGATAAAGATGTTGAAGAAGCTTATTCCTTTATGAAGAGGTCTGAACTAAAAAAATACTTAAAGTTTGTTAAAGAGATAGTTGTTGTGTTCGGAACACTGAAAATGAAAAGAAAAAAGAGAAAGAAGAGTAAAACTAAAAAGACGGAATATAAAGCGAAAAATCTAAGAAAACCAAAAAAACAAGCAGCTAAACAAATAAAAGCAGTTTCAATAACAGATTTTATGTGACCCATAGGAGTATTTATAATGATTCTAGTAGACTTCAATCAAGTGATGATGAGTAATATGATTGTTATGATAAAGAGGAATGATTACACACCAGAGTTTTTTAGACACTGGGTGTTAAACACTATAAGGAGTTTCAACGTTAAATTTAAGAACACTTACGGTGAAATGATTATATGTTGTGATTCAAGGTCTTGGAGAAAGGAGTACTTTTCCTATTATAAGATGGGCAGAAAACTTAAAAGACAGGAAGATGATATTGATTGGGATGCTGTATTCGGTGACTTCCATTCATTGGTTGAAGATTTGAATAAGTTCTTCCCATATAAAGTGGTCAAAACTGATGGAGCAGAAGCAGATGATATCATAGCAACACTCACTAAACTTAACAGAAGTAATGAAAAAACTGTCATAGTTTCTAGTGATAAAGATTTTATTCAATTACACTCTGATAATATTAGACAATATTGCCCAAGAAAGAAAGAGATGTTTGCTAAACAGGAAATAAGTGATATTGGAAACTATCTTCTAGAGCATATAATAAAAGGTGATACGTCTGATGGTGTTCCGAATGTTCTTTCTGATGATGATGTTTTTGTAAATCAAGATAAGAAGCAATCGAGAATGACCAAAAAGAGATTAGAAGAGATAAAAAATTCTATTATCCTAAATCAATCAACAAAGTATGATTCAAGGATAAGTAGAAATAAGAAACTGATTGATTTGAATGAAATACCTTCTAATGTGATAGAAAATATTATGTCCTCATATAATGAAAGACGAGTTGGAAATATACAAAAAGCTTTCACTTATTTGGTGAAATACGATTTAAAAGAGCTTATAAATAAAATCGAAGACTTTAAACCCCAAAGAAGTGAGGAATAATATATGATGAAGACTAAGAGTATACCCGAAATTTTAAAAGAATGTGAAGCATTAAAAACTTCCAAAGAGAGAGTTGCTTTTCTAAAAAGCAACGATACTGCTACTTTGAGACAGATTATTTATTCTGCTTTCCACCCTGATGTTGATTTTATTTTTCCTAAAACGAGACCTGATTACACTGTGAATCCTGGACCAGTAGGTGTCTGTGAAACTCATTTATATAGGGAAGCGAGAAAGTTGAAATATTTTATAACTAAATTTATTTCCCCTCAAGCAAAAACTTATAAGTTAGAAAATACTTTCATTGAAATGTTAGAATCTGTGCATGAAACCGAAGCAGAACTACTCTTACAAATATGTGTGGATAGAAAATTAAAAACTAAAATTAAGTATAAAGAAGTTCAACAAGCTTTCCCAGAAATGTTACCAGAAGTTAAACCAAAACCGAGAAAATCTAAAAAGAAATCGTCTTGAAATGTGTTTTTTTATAAATATATAGGAGTTTATATTATGTTTTTTGAAATCTCTACAATAGTATTATATCTAATAAGTTCCGGAATATTCCTCATCTGTGTTTTATTTTACATGGAATCTACGTCTTACCAAAAAGGTTTTAATGATGGGAGAGAAGGTGGATATTCTTTGGGAAACTCCATGGGATATGCCACTTGCCTTGATGAACTCAAAAATAAGGGTGTTATTAAAATTGACGACAATGGAAAAATTACTGGAATCAGTAAAAATAATAAGAAAAAATGATTAAAAACGAAAAAATCTTTTCAGTAATTTTTGGGGGAAATTATTATGAAAATGTTTTTGGTATATTCTCTTTTCTTCTTTTTAGCAGTTTCACATTCCTTTAGTGATAATGCTGTTTTTGAAAAAATAAAAAATGGAACTGTTGTAATTAAGATGATGTTAGGATCTGAGAGTCGACACACTTTTAAGAATGTTGGTTCTGGGTTTATAGTTGACTCTAAAAAAGGCTATGTTATGACTTGTGCTCATGTTCTTGCTGGATGGCACGAAAGAGACAAAGATGACAGAACATTAGCAGTTGGTTTGTTTGATGGGAGAACTGTCAAAGCAAAAACTGTATTGATGTATTACAATAGAGATGTTGCAATAGTCAAGATGATACCTAACCAGTATGTAAAACTTCCTCTTCCAGATGATTATCAAGTCTCTTTTAGAAATTCTCACGACTTAGGAATGGGTGAAAAAGTTTTTGTTCTTGGTAATCCTATGGGTATGCAGAGAATAATGACATCTGGTATTGTCTCAAGCTTAGGTAAAAGAGTTCAAATGCCTAATCCTACACTTTACGAAAATATGATTCAAACTGACGCAACTATCACTGGTGGTAATTCTGGTGGAGCTCTTTTTGATGGTTCAGGAAATGTTATTGGATGTGTTGTAATATCACTCAAAGATATGTATGCTTTTGCAATTCCAAGTGGTCTTTTGATACAAGTCTGGGATACATTTCTAAGTAGAAAAGTTATAGAAGCACCAATGATAGGGTTTTCTGCTCGTGATTCAAACCCAAAAGATGATAAGAGAATAAACTATCAAAGTCATATGGGTGTCATTGTCAATAAAGTTCTAAAAGGTTCTCCTGCAGCAAAAGTTCTTAAAGCAGGTGATTATATTGTAAGTCTGGACGGTGATAGAACATATGCTTCATCAATTCTAAGAGCACTATTACATGATAAGTTTGTTGGGTCCAGTTTTCAAATAACTTATTTCAGAGATGGTAAGATGGAAACATCAAAAATCAAAACAGTAAATTCTTATTTTGATTTGAGGCAGGAAGATATTGTTATCACCAAAGAAGATAAGAAAATCACTGAGAAGAAAATAAAAAGAAAAAACCTTCATATTGAAATATTTAAAAACTTATACGGTGTCCCAAAGATTAAGAGAAGTATAACAAGAAAAGATAAGAAGAATAAGGTAACTCCTTATCAGAAAAAATATCGTGAAACTGTTATGAAGATGGGAAATTATATTTGACATTCTTTCCCTCATAGACTATAATAATATTATAGGGAGGAAAAAATGAATATATTTGTTTTAGATCAAGATCCAGTTATTGCTGCTCAATTACAGTGTGATAAACATGCAGCAGGGAAAATGGCATTGGAAAGTGCCCAGATGTTATGTACTGCTCACAGAATGTTAGATGGTGTGAGGGTGAGAAAACCTTCCAAGTCGGGTAAAACAACAGTCAATCACTACATTCTACCAAATCATCCTTACGAGGATATACTATACAAAGCAGTTCATTTCAATCATCCATGCACAGTCTGGACAAGGGAGAGTTTAGAAAACTATGAATGGCACTACCGTCATTTTATAGCTCTATGCGACGAATACAGGTTTCGTTATGGTAAAATACATCTAAGTGACAAACTACTCAGGAATGCTCTTAAAACACCTCCTAAGAACATACCAAAGAAAGGTCTGACTCAATTCCCTCTTGCTATGAAGTCTAACCCAGAATGTATGTTTCCGCAAGACCCTGTAAAGTCATACAGAATGTTCTATCAGACTAAGCAAGATAGGTTTTCTATGGTCTGGACCAAAAGAAATGTTCCCCTTTGGTTTAAAAAAAGGTAATTATTTTTTTAATTTCTGCAATTTTCAACTAAATATAATATGAAATATTTAAGATTTATGGTATATTAATTATGGTGAGTTCGAAAGATAAAAGCATGACACCATTAAACGAAGAAGGAATTTTAGTTCCTTACAGAGAAGGTTTTGTTAACTTATTGTTAGTTGAAAATAAGGAACAATGTAAATTAAATTTTATAGCAAAGTTTCGACAAATGAACTTTGAGGTTGAAACTTTTATCAACTGCTCAGAAGCTCAGAAAAGACTTGATGAGCAAGATGCCCCAAAAATAGATTTTTTAGTTATTGATGCTGATGTTATTAATGGGATAGATGGAATATCTTTTGCGAGAAGGTATAGAAACAAGTATCCTATTTTACTGATATCTTCTAAAGCAGAATCCTTAGATGAAGTGAAAGAGGAAGGTTTCGTAACTTTACATAAACCAGATGAGGATCACTTACTAGCAAACAAAATAAATAGAGCTAAGCATGAATTTGATGAAGCGCAAACTATAAAAGAAACAAAAGATGGTCTTGACAATTTGAAAGATGTGGTATATAATATACAAGACAATCTAAATGATATGTCTAATACTTTTGATAAAAATCTCTGTGAATTAAAAGAGATGGTTTGTGAATTGAAAGATTCTGGTGGAAACAACACTTTCTCAAAGATATTTCAATTTTCTAATGCAAAGGATATTTTATCAACAGTTAGAAGTTTTTTATCTGTGACAAAAACGTTTATATTTTTAATATTGATTATAATTTTTATTATGTTCTCTAATAGAATAGATTACGGACAAATTCTTAATTTTTTTAAGACTCTGTTTTAATTTATAAAGAGTGAAAAGGTGTATTATGGCGACAGATGAGTTTAAGCAAGAATATGTAGAAGTCTATTACAAAAATGATTTGATTTATAGAGGGTTTCTGATAGGAATAGATGATAATCCTGAACTTGGAGAACAGAATTTTATAATATGTGGTATTCATGGTGAAGGTATAGTTATTCCTGTAGATGAACCTAATTGGGAAATAGTTGCTATATCCGACGAAAGTGAAATTACACCTTGGAAACTGATAAAAAAAGAGTTAGGAGTTATCTGTACAGAAAAGACCGCCTATGAAATGTTGAGTATGGGTTTTTTTGCTGGATTTTCTATTGGTTTTTTGATGTTATTTGTCTGCTGTCTCCTGTTTTTCTAACATAAATAATAGTAATGAAAAATTTTTACATTCATAAAGAAAAATTTAGAGAAGAACCTATATATTTTTGTGTAGACAGTCATTGTGACAGTTACTTCTGGGAAACAGAATCTTTGGATTGCCCATTCACTTTTTGTGTCAATTTTAACACCAAAGAGTATATCTCTTCTATATCTAAATGGAAAGATGACATTGGTAAGAAAATATTTGTTTCGGATGAAGATAAATCTTGGGAAATGAGAAAATCTTTCCAAAAGTTTGACGAGAAAGAAATGTTAAGTTTCGTGAGTGATTCTTTTGATTCATTTCATTCATATTATATGACCAAGATGAAAGAATATGTTGATAGAATATTTTCTAGTATTGGGAAAGATATTCAAGATTCTAATAATCCCCTAGATATGTTTTAAGGAGAAGTTTATGAAAATTTCTAGTTTGATGAGAGTTCTAGCTTTCATGGTTGGTGGTCAATTTTTATTGTCTGCTCTCGGTGTTTATAACCCATCTCTATGGTTTCTAGCTGGATGGATTTTATGTATGATTGACCATTCTTTGGAAAACAACTCATTGAGGTGGTAAATTGAGATTTGAAATTCATTATAGAAATGACCAAGTAAAAGAGTATTACAAAAATTCTGGAATACAAACAGTCGGTTCTGCTGGATTTGATTTAGTTTGTGTTGAAGATTTAGTTTTTGATAAATTTGGTGAACTACAAATGATTGATTTGGGTATCATTATAAAACCACCTAGAGGACATCATTCTTTGGTTATGCCTAGAAGTTCTACTTTTAAAAAGTATGGGTTAATGCAATCTAATTCTGTTGGTTTGATTGATGAGGATTACTGCGGACCAGAAGATTATTGGATGTTTCCTGTTTTATATCTAAGACATGGAACCACATCTATACCTGCTGGAACTAGATTAGCACAATTTATTTTTCAGAAGACTAATAAGATTACTAAGATTTATGAGTTTAATCCTGATGGTGATTCAAGAGGAGGGTTTGGAAGCACAGGAAACTAAATAATATTTGATGGGTAACAATTTAAAAAATACAAATGTTGGTAAACTGAGGATTGAGTATGAAGGTGAAGTTCATGAGTTCAATTCCTTCAATTCACCGTTTGTTTGTGAAAATTGTGAAAATGACCCCAACTGTAAAATTGTTATAGATGGTTTCAGTGAAGAACCTATTGATTTGCAGACTATTAAGAAGCATCAAAGGGAGTTTAAGTACGAATCTGTTTATTTTTACGGAGAAGCTTACACTATGGATATTTTGGTTTTTGAGATAAGAATAGTGAATTCTTATGCTTTTACTATTCTATTATCAAGAGAGTCTCCTTTTTCAGAAATTCATATGGATTTTCATGAAATAACATCCCCGACAGTTATGACCCCTAAATTCATACATCAAAAAATATTAGAAAGTATTGTCTGTTCTGCTAGAGAAGTTGAAATTTTCCAAAAGGTTTTAAAATTAAAAAGACCTGATAAAGATAAAAATAAAGGTTTACATCTAAATTTTCAAGATTCTATAAAGGATTTTATGATATGAGGTTTTGTGAAAAATTATATAGTATGTTTAAAATGGGGAAATAAGTACGGACCAGAGTATGTAAATAGACTTTACAATATGGTCAGTCGTAATTGTACAATCCCTTTTGAATTTGTATGTTTTACTGAAAATGGTGAAGGTATATCGAAAGATGTTCGAGTTTTACCTCTACAGACAAAATCTGGAGTACAAGGATGGTGGTATAAACCGATGTTTTTCTCTTCAGAATTACCTTTAAATGGAAATATACTTTTTATGGATTTAGATGTTATTGTTTTTAGGAATATAGATAAACTCTTCACTTACAATCCTGAAAAATTTTGTATCATTAAAGATTTCCCTATTCCTGGAAAAAATAGAACTTTCAGTAAAATGAATTCAAGTGTTTTTAGACTGCAGACAGGTCAGAATTCTTTTATATATGATGAATTTATTAGTGACCTTTCTATAACAAAAAAATTTCACGGAGACCAAGATTGGATTTATCATAAACTCCAAGATAAGGAATATGAATTTTGGCCTGAATCTTGGATAAAAAGTTATAAATGGGGAATGCTAAATACTGTTAGAGTTAATCCCTATAAAAATTTAAAAGGTGAAATTGTTTATAAATCTGACATAAAACCAAAAATAGAAGAAGATACTTGTATATCAGTTTTTCATGGCCAACCTAGTCCGCACAATTGTATAGATGAATGGGTTAAGGAGAATTGGATTTAATATGAAAAATAAAATTTTAAGTTTCCCTAAAGAATATTTGAATATTAGATATGCTAAAACTCATTTTGATTTTTTTATCAGTTATGCTAAATTGGCAGGTTATAAAATTGAATTTTCTGAGAATAGTCCAAGTAAAACTTTCGGTGAGGGTATAGTTTACACCGAAGATAACTGGGGGTTTGCTTGTTGTATAAACGGTAAACAGTTTTTTGTGAATATATCGGACCAATATGATTTACCTATTCAATCAGAATATTTGAAAAATTTTTCAAATATAAAGTTTTTTAAATATCAGAAATCAGAAAGATTAAACGATAATTCAATCCCTTTAGGTCCTCCAATCTGTTTTAATACTTTTAGACCTCCAAACTTAAAGGATTTCAATAATATTGAAGAGTATTTTAAATTGAGAGAATCTTTTGTTTTTTCTCCAGGAGATAAAATTCTATGCAAACAAAGACCCTACGGTGATGCTACTAGAAGAAGACTCATTGTTAAATCAATGATTATGGAAAATTTCGAAAATCATGATTTAAATTACTCCGTAATGAATCAAGTTAATTTTTGGAACATATCTCAAAATTGTTTAACATCGGTTTGTGTTCCAGGGCACAGAAATAATATGGTTGATAGAGGGCATATGGAACTTATAGGTTTAGGGGTTTGTACTATATCCCCTAATGTCGATACCATTTTTTGTTATGATAAGGTTTTGGAACCAGATGTTCATTATATTAGATGCAAAGACGATTATTCTGATTTGACTGAAAAAATTAAAATGCTTCAGAAAGATAAAAAGTTATCTAAACAGATAGGTGATAATGCAAGAGATTTTTTTGACACTTATTATAAACCAGAAAAATATTTCGAGTGGATTGAGATGTGTTTATGAATGATGTTATCGATAAAATATATTGTATAAATTTACCTCAAAGTCAAGATAGGTGGAAAAAAGTATCTGCAAGTTTCGAGAATCTAGGTTTGGGAAATAAATTAAATAGAATAGAAGCAGTTAAACCTCCACAAAATTTCTTTCTCCCCAATCAAGTTAGAAACACTCAGTTAGGGTGCACTTTAAGTCATCTAAAAACTTTGGGAACATCTCTTAAAGAATCTGAAGGTAATATATTGGTTGTTGAAGATGACATTTCCCCTTCAGATGAATGTAATAAAATTGTTAGTGATGTTATTAAAAATCTTCCTAAAACTTGGTCAATTTGTTACTTTGGGGGACAACCCAGAAAACCTTTAAACTTATATAAAAAATCTGAAAATATTAATATATATCGAGCAAAAGGAATTATCGGAGCTTATGCGTATGCTGTAAATTTTAATTATATAAAAAGTTTATTTTCCTATACTATAAGTTCATTGTCCACAAATTCTTACAGAAATTCTGAAGGTTATTTAAATTATTCTGGAGTTTATGATTATATTTTATTGGAATTTGCTGCAGGAACAGAATCTTTTATAACTTACCCTTTAGTTTTCAAACCTTTCCCTGCTGTAAGTACTATAACAGGGCAGGACTACTCTCAAAAAGATTTGGACAATTTAATTGAAAATAGATGGAAATGGGTTAAATAATGATAGGATGTAATTATGATAGAAATGAAGAATTTAGAAAAAAATAATAAAAAATTGGCTATTTGTATGACTGCGTATAATACTGAAGATTATATTTTAGAAGCAATAGATTCTTTAAATAATCAAAAACTTCCAGATTCTTGGGAAATAAGATTTTATATAGGTGTAGATTCGTGTAAAAATACTGCTGGAATTTTAGATAAAAATAGAATCTCTTATTATTGGTCATCCGAAAATGTTGGTACATATATTTTAACAAATTCTCTTTTACAGAAATCTGCTGAAGATGGTTGCGACGCTTTCTTGAGATTTGATTCTGATGATATAGCTTTTGAAAATTTTATATATAATGGAATTTATCACATAGAAAAGTCTGGGTATGTTAGAGGTTTTTATGAAGGTTTTAGTGGAAAAAATTTCCCCAAAAACCCTCGATTTTTAAGAAGACATCATGGTGCAGTCTTTTTTAATAAAAATGTATTAAATCTTCTTGGAGGATATCATGAGTATAGGGTTAGTTGCGATGCTTGGTTTAATTTTAGAGCTGAGAAATCCGGATTTAAATCCAATGTCACTTATAATAAGCCTTGTTTTTTTTATAGATTACATCAAAAATCCTTAACGAAAAATCCTCAGACTTCCATGAAATCCGATTTTAGAAGAGAGGTGGAAATAAAATTAAAAAAATCTTTGAGTGAGGGGGAAATAAAAATTGAAAACCCTGTCACGGCGGATTTAGAATATAGGAATATGAAATGAGATATAAATTTGTAGATATAGGATGTGGACATCAAAGTGTCTCGACGGATATTTTCGGAACAGATGTCTATGGTGTGTTAGTTGAACCTATAAAAGAATATTTGGAAGTTCTTCCTTCTGGTAAAAATATAATAAAAGTTAATGCTGCTATATCGGAAAAAAATGGTGAAATAGATTTTAATGCGTTTATAGCAAAAAACCCCAAATATTATTCTAATCAAGAAATTACCAAAATTAAAAATAACCCTAAATTGTTAAGGGAGTATGTTAAAAATTTTTCGCATTCGGGTCAAAGTTCTATAAAAAATATTGAAAAGTTGTTGAAAGTTACCACTAAAATAAAAGTGAAATCGTATGATCTTAAAACATTTTTTGAGAAATATGATATTACAGAAATAGACTATTTAAAAATAGATGTTGAAGGATATGAAGAAGAAATTTTACAACAATTATTGATAATGCTGGAAAAGGGAAGTATTAAAATTAACAATCAGATAAAGTATGAATTTAACCATCTTTCTGATGAAAAAAATCTTAATAAGATAACTGAAAGAATAAAACAATTTGGTTTTGATGGGTGTATAGTTTCCTCACCTCCTTGGAATACAGATATGGTTTTAAATAGAAAAATGAATTCATGATTCCATTTGTAATACTATGAATATAGGAAATAGAATATTAGTTGAATATCAATACGCAAAGTATGAATTTGAAATATTCCCTTCACATCTAAGTCACGATTTTTTATTATACAGGTCAACCTCTTCCCACTATTATATTAAAGAGGTTAGGAAATATTACTATATGATTTTCTGTATAAATACTGATAAGAAATGTTTTTATTTTGGAATAACCCCAGAAGACGCCGTCATAACAGACCAGAATTTTTATGTATTAAACATTTCACATGAGGATGTAGAATCTAAACATGGAACCGAATATCAATTTTTACAATTTGTCACATATCAATTTGGAAGTCTTTCTGAGTATTTAAATTACAGTATATGAAAAGGACTCCTAAAGATATCACGATACAATATTGTAAAGAGTCTGGATGTCCAGTACAGAAATCTATTGATAATCATAGGGCACAAGATGGTTCTGAAGATGAAATTAAAATGATAAAGTATGCATACTGTGTTAGATGTGATGTTTATAAAATGCGAAAGTGGATGGAAAGTAAAGGTATAACATTAAATGATGAAGATGACCTGCCTATAAATTTTTTGTAAAGTGAATATTTTAAAGATACAATATGAAGGTGAAGTTTACAAGTTCAAAAGATTAACCTCTTTTGAAGTTTATTACATTTTAGAAACCCCTATTAACGATAAAAAAATATTCTTCTCCTATAATTTGATTTTCGAAATAAATAAACTTTCAATGATGATGGAAAATCAATATGAATTTAAATCAGGATATCTGATTTCTGGTATAACATATGATGATTATCCCACTAGTAAAATCAAAAAAGTTCTATGTAAATCTAATTTCCCTGCTAAATCGGACTTTGATATATGTAATGTAACTCAAAAAAAATTTATAGATTTTTGTCAGAGAAACTTTTATTTAATGCTTTCAGTTGTCAATAAAGTTAATACTTCTAATTCGCATATCAACCAAAAACTATAAATATAGGTATGGAAGAAGAAACTCCAAAACCAGATTCAAAAAGCAGATGGCAAAATAGGAGAAGGATGGCTTGGATTGCCCTCACTTCTATCTTAGTCGTTACAGTTTTGGCATTCTTCGTTGTTGCTGAGTCCCGATTGAAACTATTAGGAGATGTTATCAACATGTTCTACTTATCAATGGCATCAATCGTTGGAGCATATGTTGGATTCGCAACTCTTGACAAAAAGATATAAGAGGTTTATTATGATAATAGTGCCAAAAGGAAAAGTTAAAGTATGGTGCGAGTCTTGTAATGGAAGAGGGTCTTTTGTATCCTCTTTAACAGAAATATTGAATATCTGTGAAGATTGTGATGGTCAAGGATATATTGAAAAACAAATATCAGATTTTTTTGAGGTGGATAAAACAAAAATTGAAGGTTAACTATGAAAAATTATAGTGTTTTAGATTTTCTAGAAGAGAAAAAAGAAGAAGCAAAGAAAGATACAGTCCAAGATAAGGATATCAAAGATAGAAAAGGTTCTCAACCTAAGAAGTACTACAAAGGTCTTGCTAAATCAACAAAAGAGAAACGTGCTGCTCATTTTAAAAAGGGTGCAGCAATGAGTGATGATGACCCAAGAGCATATAAGAAAGCTCCTGGAGACGCAAGAGCGAAAACAAAAGAATCAGAATACACCAAAAAGTATAAAGAGAAGTATGGAGAAGAAGTTGAAAATGATTCTGATATACTACTAGAGAATCCTGATAAATCTCTCAAGAAGAAAGCAGAGAAGTCTGGGATTGCGTTCTCAATACTGAAGCAAGTATATAAGAGAGGTGTTGCTGCGTGGAGAACAGGACATCGTCCTGGAACTACTCCTGAGCAGTGGGCGATGGCTCGCACTAACTCGTTTATTGTTGGAGGTAAGACGAGAACAACTGCTGATGCTGACTTATGGAAGAAACATAAGGGGAAATAAAATGAAAAAGAGAAGATACTTTTTAGAAGATTACATTACAGAGGCGTCATTATCAGCTAAAGAGGTTGCTAAAAGGGGTAATCTTAAAATATTTTTAAGAAAATGGGTAGAAGGTGAACCTTTCGAAAAAACGGATGGTTCTCAAATCACTCTTGTTAAACCTTCCATACCTGATTTTAAAAATGAATATTGGCAGTTTCGGAAAGATGAAACGAAAAATGATTTAAATCCAGAGAGACAACTCTATGCGCATATAACAGGGCAACTTAAAGGAGGTGTTGATATACCGACTACTGATGGAGGCACTGTTAGATTGAGTAAGTTATTAAAAACATCCGAATTTGGAGGAGCAGGTGGTTCCAAAGGACCTTCTGGAGAAGATTGGGAAGCAATGATTGCTGTTGGTTTAGCAGTCATCGATGGGAAATCAGGGAAAACTCTCCCTGATGAGTGGAAAAGAGTTGAAAAATATTGGGGAAATGATGAATTGAGAGAACAGGCAATGAATTTAGCAAATTCTTTTAAGAGTTCTGGATACTCTCCAATGAAACAAACTGGAAGTGGTAAGGGTGGTTCGGCAGTTTCTTCTATTTGGAAGAAATTATATGAAAAACACGGCGGTGGAGGAAAAATGAACAGTACTCCAAAAACAGATGTTATTGGTGGAGGTGTCAAAATATCTCTCAAAAAAGTTGGAGGTTCTCAGGCTATGAGTTCTAAAAACCAAGAAGCTTTTGCAACTTTTGAAGCAGCAATGTTATTATATGGAGAAAAATATCCAGGAGAAGTGAATAAAATATTAACATCCTTAAAAAACGATGTTTTAGATTTTGAGAGAAGTGGATATAAAGGAACTATAGGACAACTCAAAAAAGACCTTAAAGCAGCAGAGAGTGATCCAAGTAAATTTACTAAGAGTGAGTTGACTAAACTTAAATCTTATAAAGATGATATGGATGCTTCCTACAAAAACGCAGATAAATTAACGAAACTAGTCAACGATATATTCCAAAAAAGTCCTAGGATGAAACAATTGTTTTTATTTGAAGCTTCTTCTGGGTCTGTTAAATTTGGAGATAAATCCAACTCAAGAGCAGATAGATTAGTTGAGTTTGACCCAGAAAAAGGTAAAATAACTGCTGATTGGGATATTAAAACTCCAGATTCAATTGCATCGATTATGAGTAAATATAAAATTTACTTTGCTTTTAAAACTAGTGGAGATTCACCTTATATTTCACTAAGAGGGAGTATGTTGGCGTCATTGGGTGAAAGTGCTGAATATACAGAAGATTGTCCAACTTTTTCATCAATTATTAAAGAGGCATTTAATGAAAATGAATTTGGAAGAACCTTATTATCAGAAGAATATAGTCAATTGGATGAGTTTCAATTGTTCCAAAAGATTAAATCAAAAGTTTCGGATATTAAATCAAAAGTTTTAAATAGTAAAGTGGTACAAAAGTTTTTACAAATATGGGAACGGATAAAACAGAAAATGTCAAAGGCTTTTGATTGGATTATAAAACAAGGAAAAATGGCATTAAGTTATTTGTTGAAGTTTTTTGGAATGAAACCTTCAAGAGTTAGAGTGAATGGACCAATAGAGTTATTTACGGAGTAATGAATTATTTGTTAGGTTTTATATTACCTTCATTATCACAAATATGAGTTATTTTCCGACCACCCTTAGAAAATATTGAAAATCTCATTCCCCTGATGCCGAAATCGGATCGAACTCCTTTTGCATTGGGGTTTAATATTTTTTCAGAAGAGCCCTTTTTCATAGCCATTAAGTAAGGTTCGTAATCACCTGTAAGAGGAGTTCCGTTCAATTTCATAGGACCACTTGATTTCAATAAATATACATCACCTTGTTTTTTTAGTTTTGGGTCTCCTTGTAATATTGCATGGACATTATTTTCACCTTTAATTGAATTGTAATTTGGTCCGTAGGTAGCTCTACAAGAAAGTAAATTATTTTCAATTTTTTTAGCTATTGTGAACCCTGTTTGCATATGCCATTTAGGATTATCTGTGGTATATTTTTTAACTTTTTCTATGAAATAGAGAACTTCTGGATCATTTGATATAATTTTACCTGCTTTTGAACTCATTCCACTCCATTGACCAAAATCTTTTGCGTGACTGCCTTTTTTATGTGATATGTGCACTTCATTAACCAATTTTCCATTTTTATATGAAACCAAAGTTAGGTCGGATTTAGGGGTTCCTGAGACTTTATTAACACCGACGATATTTTTAAATATATCTTGACCAATTTTAATATCTATTCCATATGTTAATTTATTTTCTTTTTTTACGATATCGCATATCATTTTATTAAAATCATTAATAAAATCCTTCTCACCAGACTCACTAGCAGTAGGGTTATTTAAAATGTATGATGATAGTTTTTGCTCCTCTTTTATCAAAGATATTTGTCCCCATTCTATGTTACCTTTTTTCGTTGAAGATTTTGAATCTATTCCCCCAAATTCAGAAGTTTTTAAGATATTTCCTGTGGATATTTTCACCGAATCTTTACAGACCCACATTTTAGCCGATTTTGTTTCTGGTGGTAGTACACTTTCAAATTTTGTTTTGAATTTTTCAAAACTCATGGTTTTTTTAATTTCTATAACAGTCTCTTTTCCTTTCCCCACTTTAATTATCATTTTATTAAATACAAATTTTAATGATTTCCCAACGGAGATTGGTTTTATTAAATCTACAGGTATTTCTTTTGTTGCTTTTTCATGAATCACTTTCAAATTATTATTATATCTTTTATTGAAGTGACTCCAAGTTAATCCTGCCATATAAACTCCTATTTTTATTTATTAGAAGTATAACATAAGTAAAAATACTTGACAATACCTTTCAAATAGTATATTATATAAATATATTCATAACAGAGGGTGAATGTAATGTCCATTAAAAGAATATATAGTGTAAGAGACTTTCTGAATGAGGATTCTGAAAAAGTTGATGAGTTCTTTATTCGTAGTATGAAGAAAAGACCAAAACCTAAATATAACGATGAGGATCGTTTTGTTCCCGATGATAAAGATATTGATTATGATAAGTTGATAAGTTTTGACAGAAACAGAGTTAATAAGATATCGAGTGTCATTTCCGCTTACCTACACAGATATTCTTCAAACTCGAAAAAGAAAGAAGATACCATATACTTACATTTTCAACCCACTATTCGTTCATCTTTTGAGGATGTCAAGAAGCAACTCTCAAAACTAAAAAATGTTCTGAAAATAAAAAGTATAAGAGTGATGAATAGTTTAATCATGGTCACTCTTAAAAACCAACACAAATATGCGTAATGAATAAGAAAATTCTGAAAGAAGTGAATGAAGTTGCATGTGAAATTATTCGTGGAGATTGTGATATAAATAAAACTAGCAAGGTTTATAAAAAGTTGATAAAAGAGATAGACAGGTTAGAGAAAAAGAAGAAAAAGACTAAGCATACTATTGATTTGATAACTTCCGCAAAAAAGTTAGCAGAAACTATGAAAGTTTATATAGATGTGAGTGGAATTATAAAATGAAAAGAGAATGAAATGAAGCATGGTAGAAGGGCGCAACAACAAAGAAGAAAACTACGTAATAAGATTGTAGAACAATCTAATAATTCACATACCAAAGAGAGTTTAATAGGAAATTCTGTTGAAGAGTTGAAAGAAATACTCGAAAGATTTTCACTCACAAAAGAAGAATCCTCAGATATTTCTTCAATCATACCAGAACAGGAAATAGACAAAGAATAAATGGAATCAGGTAAGTTAAATATGGATTTAAAAGGCAACCCTTATCAATGGGTTAAAACAAACAACCCTAATATTTATAAGTTAGAAACAAACTTATCTACTCAGAATTGTAAAATTCGAAGAGATATTGAATCGAATGATATAGAGATGATTGAACTGAATCAAGGTCCAAAATTCACCAACAGAATGTTGATAGACAATAAAAGAATTGATAGGTTTGTATTAAATCTCGGAGAAATCACGGCAGAGTGTAAGAATTTGATATAACACACAAAAAAGTCTAAATTAGATATTTTTTTGTAAAAAATATATATTTAAATATACCAATAAATATATGTTTGGGGTATCGCGAGCAGTTCGGCATTCCGAAAAAAACCAGAGGTTTATATGAAAATGTATAAAATACAAGACTATTTGACTGAACAGGAAAACGGTTTTCTAATATACTGCGATATGGACGGAGTACTCACAAATTATGACGGTCATTTCATTGAATATTATCATAATCAGTTCCGAGAAACTGAACTATATCTAAAAGACTCTGATAGTTATCCTGAGTTTCCAAATGCTAAAACTGCAAATGATATCACAGGCAATCTACACAAGAAAAAGAAGTATGAGGTTGCTAAAAAAGCGTCGAAAGAATTCTGGAGTGATATGCCTTGGCATCCGGATGGTAAAGCATTATGGAAAGCAATCAAACCACTCAACCCTATAATTCTATCAACTCCTGCTGCGAGCAAAAATAGTGAAGATGGAAAAAGGGAATGGGTCAAAACTCAACTCAAAATATCAACAGTAATTTTGAGTTCTAACAAATATGAATATGTGAAAGATAATCTATTCGTCCCAAAAGGAAAAGAAAACTATAAAAGAATTCTGATTGACGATACACCAAAGAAGATATCAGGATGGAATTCCGCAGGAGGAATAGGCATTCTACATAAATCCTCAAGAGACACAATATCAAAACTTAAAAAACTAGGAGCAATCAAATGATTTCATCTATATGTACACTATCAATTATTATATTAGTATCAGTTATCCTTACAAATGTTCAAATGAAAGCAAACAGAAGGATGAAGCAATTAGAGAATTCAAGAATTGTGAAAGAGGTGATAGATGAGATAAATAATAAATAAGAGATGAAAGGAATATCATGGAAGAAGATGGTCATAACCCAATTTGGACACAGATTCCCAATTTAAGTGGTTGGGAATATGACGCAGCTGCCGAAAGGAAGCATACATATTCTGATAGCCCCGGAACTATAACTGGTGGAGTTAGACAATATACCACCGCATCAGGAAATGTTTGCGAAACTTATATTAGATGTAGACAGATAGAACATCCTACAAGAATCTTAGGGGAAGTTAGTAAAACGTATTACGATAAATAATAGTATGATAACATTCTTACTATGCTTTATAATAATTATTCTACTCACCAATACCATCATAACTCATATTGAAATAAAAAGAATGCTTAAGTTGTTGAATGATGAAAATCCAGATGAGTTCAAAGAGAAAATCAAAGAGTTCAAAAACGAATACAGAACATTCATTAAACGATGGGGAAAGTTCTAACATATTATAAATATACTTGACAAGACCTACTTTATATACTATAATAATTATATAAGGTTGAGTAAAAGGTGAGAACATGAAAAGACAATACAGACTCGAAGACTTCCTCATAGAGATGTCTGCCTCAGAAGCAGAACAAATTCTTGGACTCTCTGGTAGCTACTCAGCAGCACAAGTTAAAAGTTCCTATAAAAAGATGTCTCTGAAACATCATCCTGATAAAGGTGGATCAACAGAGATGATGAAAAAAGTCAATGCTGCATACTTCGAAAATAGATTATATAGTGATAGTGTAAGATGGAAAGAAATGGAATTCATAAAAGTTGATCCAAAAGAACTAATTCCTGAAGATTCCATAAAAACTTTCTACCTTTGGTATAAAAATAGATAGGAGAATTTTTTATTATGAAGATGAAAACTGTGATGGAGATAGGACAAATATTTCATAAATTACCAACAATTGAAAGAAATCATACGGATTGGAATGAAGTGGTGTTTGCAGCAATCAAGCTTGATATTAAAAAATTACTTCCTAAAACTTATAGGAAGTGGTCACTAGTCGAATGTGATGAAAATTATGGAATTTCCAGAAATCAGAATTCAATTGAAATATTATATGTTAATACTGTTCATAGTTGCGAGATGAGATTTGAAATTTCTTCAACAATGGGAAGAACCACAAAAGATGGATACGCATACTTCGAATCGCAATGGACATATGGTAATAAAGACGAAGGAATAAGACAAAATTGGGTTATTTTTCGAGATGCTTCAGTGGCAACAATCAAAAAAGATTTAGACGCTGGTCAAAAACTAATTAAGAAGTGATTTATATGAAAACTAAAATCAGTAATGAACTCCTACAAGAGATACTCACCACAACAGAAGAAATAAGACAACTTCAGAGACAAATAAAGACGAATGCGGAAGGTCTAGCAACCAAACTGAATAAAGAGATAAACGAATTGGAACTCATTCAAAACCCTTCCGAAACCCTTCAGAAGTATATCATGTCATCTAGAAACCTACTAAGGGAGATACAGAGAATCCCAAAATCTATTTAATTCATAAATAAATGTATGCCAGATTTTAGAGACCAAGTAAAGCATACAATCAGATCCGTCCAAAGGCAGTTAGAGTTCCTTATACTTGAAATAGAAAATGTTCCCACTCTGAAAAAGGAAACAGAAGAACTCAAAGAATTCAAAAGAAAACTGACAAAACTCCAGATTAAAGGTCTCCCCAGAACAATAATAAGAAAATAATTTTCCAAAACCCCTTGACAAGACCTCCCCTTCCTGTTATAATATTAATATAAGGTAAGAAAAGGAGATACAAATGGAAAAACCTTTAGACTTTTATGAAAGCACAGTAATGAATCTGCTTTCAATCAGTGAGGAAATACTTGACACAAAAAAGACTGATGAAGGAACAAACCTTAAAAACTTCAAAAGTCTCCTCAAAGAAGAATTCAAGTTCGACAAAATGAAACCACTCAATGATATCCTCAAAGAGTTAGAAAAAGAAAACTTAATAGTAATAATGAGAGGAACAAGAATCAGAACCTCAAAAGATGGAATGTTTCATACTGAAGAAAGATACAGTGAAGTTTATTCAAGAGAAAGAATTGATAGGATAGCAGAATCCAAAAACACAATTATAGTAACAGGAAGAAGAAAGTGAGAGACAAAAGTAGATTGGAATATAGAGTATATGACGAGGAGGATATCCTTATAGGCAAAGTCTTAAGGGATAATGATGGAATGTATCAATTCATAGTCAATGATAAAGAAAGAATATGTAAAGGTCTCCTAGTTCCAAATCTTAGGTCAGTTCGAATAGGTATTGAATTGATGTATGGTATTAAGAAAGTCAGGATAGAGGAGTATTACGGATGAAAAACAATAAGAAAGGAAAAGAGAAAAAAAGAAGAGGAAGAGTTCAAGTTAACTTCAATACAGGACAAAGAGTCCATAAGTCCAAAAAAGACTATAAAAGAAACAATAAAGTGGATATCCCAAATAACAAAGAAGAATAAATAAATAGGTATACAAACAAACAAGGATATAATATTATGGAAAAGAAAACATTAATCGATTTAGCAGACTTATTGAATGAAATAAGAAACCCTCAAACAGAAATAGCAGAAGAGCATCGAGAAGAACTCGAAGAAGCTCGACAAATATCTCAAGGCGCTATAGCACCAAGTGATATAGCACCAAGTGATATGGCAAGAATCAAAACACTTGAAAAGCTTTTCACAGCATCTTTCGAAGAATTTCATGCAAGTATTCACGGTTCTATAGTGGATCTAAACTTCAAAGGACCGAAAAGTGCTGGTGGCAATTTACTCATGGCAGAAGAATGGTTATGGATCTCAAAACAAATAAAGAAGTTGAAGATTCGATGGATTCAAATCTATAGGACTAGAGTAAGTGTAGGATTAGAATCAATAAACGAATACGATTAAACGAATACGACTATTAGGAAAAAGACAATGGAAAAGAAAACTATCAACGATATAGCAGAAATCCTACAAGAGATAAGAACGCTCCAAGAAAACGAGAATCCAGAATTTGAAAAAGAATTCACTACACTCAAAAACAATCTAAAGAAACAAGTCCCAAAGAGATATAAGAATTGGAATTTAGATAGTGTGAATGAAAAATTCGGAGAGAGAAAAGGAAGAAACGCAATAGAAATAGACTATTCACATAAGAGCAGTGAAGAAATAATGGTAACATTTATACTTTCAACAAAGACTGCACTCATAGGTAAATTCAGAGATGGCCATATATGGTTACATGTAGAATATATGAATGGTGAAGATGGAGAATACTTAGCAGAGGAATGGATAAAACCAAAAGATGCTAATATAAAAACTATTCAGAAATATTTAGATATAGCAGAGAAAAAAGGGTGATCCTTAAGTGAGTGATTGATGAAATCCTATGCTTTGCTACTAGTCGTCCATATGAGTACTAATAATAAACAATAAAAGGACATTATAATGAAAGAAGAACTCGGTAAATCAACATCTAAACAAGTCCTCAACAAATACAAAAGCAAGATAGAAGGTATGGACGTAAGAGTAAGTAAACTATAAAAACCTATTGACAATCATATCCTTTTATGTTACACTAATAATAACATAAGAGAAGGAGATATAACATAATGACAACAGAAAGAGTAAAAGAGTTAGTAGAGTTCTATGAAGACAAAGTTAAAAGAGAGAAAGACGAAGAACAAAGAAAAGTTTGGCAAAGAATACTAAATGCTTGGACAGTTGAGTTATGGCAGAGAGAACATAATTATTGCTTTGCTACTAGTCGTCCATATGAGTACTAATAATAAACAATAGAAAGATATTATAATGAAAGAAGAACATGTAATACTTTTCGGAGATTATAAAACTTTACAAGAAGATGGGATAGGTAATGGAGAATCTTCTGGTTGTGGGTATAATGGGATAGGTATAGGAAAAGGTAGGTCTATAGGTGGTAATGGTTCTATGCTACAATCCCCATTAGATGAAGGTCACTATTATGATGTAGACTTTGATATCTTTAATCCAGAATATAAAGAAAAGTATAAGATGTCTTTAGGTTTAGGTGTAGGACTAGCTATAGGGTCAGGGTTAAGTAATCAACAATTGTTTCGTGAAAAATATGAAAGATTCATAGGTGATGGTGCCAGAAGAATAAAAGAAAACAGATAATGCTATTCTGAATATATGAAATGCTTTTTTATATAGGAGGAGTCGAGTTTAGTCTGTATGTATCGCAAGGCTCGCACGCGTGCGCACGAAAAATTTTCTCTAATATGGCTTGACAAATGCTCCAAAGTGTGATTGGAAAAATAATTCAAAATAATGCTTGACAAATGCTCCAAAGTGTGATTCCGAATTATTTTCCGAAAGCACTTGACAAAGACCACACATTATGATATGCCACAAGCACTCCCAAATGTCAAGAAAAAAATACGGTGAATACGCATCATTTTTCGAAAAGAGAAAAAACGACGAGTATGGGATATAGATCCTCTCTTCGATTGACTCGCCGTAAAACGTTTCCTTTTCAGCAACAATCTGGGTCCGTATAAGGAAAGTGTCTTATGTTACACTATCATTCCCCTTCATACTGCCTATTTCGGCAAACGTTTCTCAATATTGTTTATAAAATATCTCTCATACTACTCTCCTTTTCAAAAAAGACTGAATCAAAAGTTTAGCATCATCCATAGTTGGAGTAATGAAGGTCATTTCAGAAACCTTCACCTCATACTTGTCTGCATGGATTGGTGTGATGGAAGCAACCAGTTCAAGACTATTGACATCGTGAAAAGTTTCCACCCTATTTGGGATTACACCGTGAACACCGTGAAGTTCGAAACCTTTTATAATATTTTCCATCTTACTCTCCTACCTTACTTCTACTTTCCCACCCATATAACCTAACACATAAGTTGGAGAAGTATCCCCAATCTTTTCCTTCAATTTAAATATTCTCTGCTTAATAGCATACGACTTTCTCTCATCCCCACAGAACGTTAATAAGTACTTCTGGGACTTCTCTATCTGTTCCTTAATCTTTTGAATTTCTTTTTTATCCATTTTGTTCTCCTTTAGTAACCCTTTTCTTAACCTTATATTAATATTATAACAGGAAATAGTACTTTTGTCAAGGGGTTTTCGAAAAAAAGTCCAACTATTTCCAAAATGGAAACAGTTCGATCCAAATATTTCCGCGCGTAGGAAAAGGACTCCTAAACATATCCACCGCAGATATATCCTAGGAGTCCTAATAAGGTTAAAAAGGCACCATAAAAGGAGATTATGGAGTGTGTTATATAATGATGATAGGTTCTCGATCCTCTGCCATTTTCGGATAATGATCACTGTGAGTTATGTCACGTGACTTATCGAAGTATATCCGTTGGCGTATCGTACCATCATTATAAAATCTGACAATCTTATCTAAGGATCCGTCATCGTCTTAGACTTTTACTTCTTTTGGATCTATTCTCATATATCATTTTCCTTTTGAACTTCATAAAACATAGCATTGAGAAACTCAATTGCATGTTTTCCTACAACCCAAGTATCTTTATCCTCAAAGAACATATTACCAACAGTTCTCATATCATAACCTTCTTCTGCTTCAATGAAGAAGGCAAGAGTATAACAGGTATCGCTATTCCACTTAACAAGTTCATATTTTTTGTTTATTTTATCAAAACGGAACTCTACATCACGTAGTCTCATATTAGTCTCTATCCCTAAACCACATCTCACGTGGCATATCACCTGTCTGGTAACCGAGTCGATCAGTGTCATATTTATAGTTGTATGTCTTAGGGGATACTTTTCGATTAGCTACGATCCCCTTACGAGCTCGTTCTTCTTTCTGTGCTTTACAATGAGCAGCCCATTTGTCAATTTCTTTTATAGCCTTTTCTCTATACTCAGCATTTCTTTTTTCTCGGGCTATCTTTAATTGCTTCTGCCACTCGAGATTTTCTAATCTATCTTTTTCTTTTTGTTCTGGTGTTCTTGTATCTTGTTTTCTTATTATCCATTGCATACTCATAATGATCTCCTTTTCTTTAACCTTATATTAATAGTATAACATATATGCGAGGGGTTGTCAATAGGTTTTGAGAAAATAATTCGAATTATTTTCTAGAGGGTACATCCAAAGGTAACCCTTTACTTATTCTTTTTTCTATATAAATTTTCCAATTGGAAAAATTAGTATCCTTTACAACACTCTTATTTGTTTCACTCTTTTTCATTTCGATCTCCTTTTCTTTATCTTATATTAATATTATACTATATTTCTCAACAAAAGTCAAGGGGTTTTTAGGAATAAACTACAGAAATTTCTTCCTCACCCTCCCTAGTCAATCCTAGACCATGAGGATTATCGAAAGCTCTTTCATAAGCCATCCAAGCAAACTTTCTAAACCTAGACACATATGTTTCCTCAAAGGAATCACCCTTGAAGTATCCAACATACCAAGTGACTTTACCACAGTCGTTGACCTTCTTCATTCCGAATTCCTTCTCACCTTTAACAAAACCACTCTTGAAATTTGTTTCACTTTTCATAATAACCTCTTTTCTAACCTTATATTAATAGTATAACACATATATGAGACATTGTCAAGGGTTTTCAAGAATTATTTTGAATTGCCCTGATTAATTGTCCATATAAGTGGTCAAGTATTTTTAAGTTAATATCGAACTCCACCTTAGAGGAAACGGAGTTGTTCAATCTCTCACCATACTCCCGCACACGCACTCTTAATTCATCTGTTGTTAGATATTCTGGTTTTTCCATATTCACTCCTTTTTTAATCTTATATAACTATTATAACAGGAAATAGTACTCTTGTCAAGGGGTTTTTACAAATTAATTAAACTTTTTCACACTCTGTTGCTAATGTAGTACCACAAGAACAGATCCTTAATTCTAAATCGTAAGTTCTGTATTTCCCTGTCTTAAATGTGGAAAGGTACTTTGTCATCTGCTCATAGTCATTCCTTGTGGGAAACTTCCTAGAACAAGCAGTACACGCCTTATATACAACATCAACTAGTTCCTTATTCATGATTCCATCCTTTTCAATACCATATATTCACGCATACTCTTGTAGAACACTTCCTTTCTATTAATAATTTTCTTCGGATTAGCATAAAAAGCATCTCTCATATTCTTTTCATATAACTTAATTAAGTTTTTCATCTCTCTCCTTAAGTAACCTTTTTCTTTATCTTATATTATTATAACAGGATATAGGGGTCTTGTCAAGGGGTTTTGTGAAAAAAGATGAAATATTTTTAATTATTTTTCCAATCATACTTTGTTGGACTTGTCAAGTGCTTTTAGGACTTTTTTTTGATTTTTCGTGTTTTTTGGTGTTCGTTCGCACCTGTTCATTTTGAAACACTTCCGAACTGTTCGCAGTGTTCGCAAATGACTGTCTATCTGCTTTGGGTACTTGCTATATGGGGCTTAAGAACGTACCTGTCTTCCTCTCACTCTCAAAAACCTTTCTCCCATATACAAAATATTCTACAATGCACGCGCAGGAGAAAGGAGAAAACAGAAGTTTTATATATACATTTGGAAATGTTTTATGAGTACTGTGAAAAAATTTAAATTTTTGCAAAAAATCCTAGCATATAGGCTGCCGCATCGCACTCTGAAACATTTCGAAAATAAGACTGTCATGTGGCACCCACCCCAGTACCCCAATTTGGAAAAAATTTTAGCAAAAAATTCTCGCATGCGTGAGAGACTCTAAAACTCTCGGAACGATAAATACTAAACCCTCTCAAATAACGAAAGAGAACCGAATCTAGTGCACAAAGGAAACATAACAAAAAACAACACTAGACCCGATTCTCGGAAATGGTTTAAAGGACTTCGGGACAAAAGGGTAAGATATCAACTGGTCGGAGATAAGAGAGGAGATAAACCAGTATAATAAGAGATAGAAGAGAGTTCCCGAAGCCCAGTATATCAAAATATTTCTAACATTCTCTTTTTTATCTCCATAGAACGAGTCAACTCGTCTAATCTTTCCTCTGTCATAACGTCTGCGGAACATTCTAGAGGGGTTTCTACAATCTCAACACCAAGAACCTTTTCCATATATTCATCATCTACTACGTGTTCAAAAAATCTATCATTCATTTCTCCACCTTTCTATAATATTATTATACTATATTCTGGAACTTTTGTCAACAGGTTTTGTGAATTTATTTCTTTCTTTCGTAGGATTTTAAAATTCTTGTTCAGACATCATATACCAAAAGCTCGAACCAACGACACGATTCAGATTGTAAAACCAAACAGGAACGACAACGTTCCCATTCTCTGAATAAGATAGAACACTGTTAGGAACCCAAAACTCATCAGCAAACTGTGTGGCCATTGCAGTTTCATGGGATACGTGTTCTTTGGTAGACTTCAACATTATATGCATCTGCATTCCTTTGGAAGTCTCTTTCAGAAATGTTACTGGAATCTTAACACCACCAGCTTTTCGACAAGCAGATTTTGAAAATACGAAAGCCGCACCTTTCGTTGAAGTGCTTGTGAATATGTTCTCATCAGTGAATATAGCATGATTCACCATCTTTTTCATTTCTGACCAAGGTTCTTCTTCACAATTCGGGAACTCTTCGTTATATATCTTTCCCCCTAATCTCGTCAACGTTGACAAAGCAATCCCATCTACATTTCTTTCTTCAATAATTTTCCGATACATTTCCACCATAAAGATTAATCTAGAACTCATTCACAAACCTTTCACATTTACAACGTTTTTACAATATTAGTTTTCGAACCATGCTTTGGTGTCACCAGATTGGACAACCAATGATTCATCTTCTTCTTCAACTTCTTCTGTAACTTCTGAAATCTTTCCGTACAGGTCTACAAAACTGTCTCTTGTGATATCATCAAAACGATTCACAGTAAGTTTGATAGATTCTTCAACATCCCCAAAGATTTTATACGTTTGTAAGATAGAGATTAAACGACGAGTTGTTATCAAATCATTTATCGCACCACTTTCGAAACTATCTCTTGTGATTGTCGCCCACTCTACAAGATTTTCGGTGATGACTTCCGCCTCTTCATCGAGAACACCAATTTGATTCTTCCAAAACTTTCTCAATATCTTATTCTCAATTGATTTACTTGGATAGGATTGTACAACTGTTATCGGGAATCTTTCAAGGAACGACTCATTCAGGAACCCAGTCCCATAAAACTTTCCAAGTTCGTCACCCTGACCCTTTGTATTAGCAGTAGCAAAGATTGTAAATCCTTCAGCAGGTTTCACCCAACGATTTACTTTCTTTAAGAAAACTCCCTTACCTTCAAGAACTGACTGGATACACATTATTTTGTTAGATGCCAAATCAATCTCGTCAAGCAGGAGCACCCCACCCCTTTGCATTGCTTTTACAATTGGTCCATCGAACCATATAGTTTCACCATTCACCAGTCGGAACCCACCTAGTAAATCATCTTCATCAGTTTCAATAGTAATGTTGACTCTATACAACTCTCTAGAAAGATTCGCACAAGACTGCTCTACCATCATTGTCTTACCATTACCAGAGAGACCAGTAATAAACAATGGGTGAAATACTCTAGACTCAATAATCTTCTCAATAGTCTTGTAGTGTCCCCATGAGATATAGTTCTCATCTACTTCTGGAGTGAATGCAAGACTTTCGGGAGTTGATTTCAGTTCTTCGGTGTTCTTTGCCTTTTCAGAATTCTTAGAGGGGGATTTCGAAGATTTTGGAAATATATATAATCCCCTTTTGGTTGATTTGTCACATAGAGTGATAACCTTTCTCAAAAGTTTGTCAATACTTTCAGAGTCGATACCAATCTCTTCCGAAAAACTTCTCAAGTCTTTCCTTGTGACTTCCTTGCCAGAGAATTCCTCTGAGAGCATACCAAAGAACTTTTCAAATTTCATACTTTACCTTTTCACTTATACTAATATTAACATATTAGGGATTGTTTGTCAATGAGTTTTTATATTATTTCTAAATATACTTATATGGCTTTGTAAGTTCTGTTTTCAGCATTTACCTGCGAATAGTAGGTGGGACGAAACCCACTGGTGACTATGACTTTTGTACCAAGGTGTTCCAGATTCTTTTTCTACCTTTTCTATCCTGTCGTTTCCAATTCTTCCACCACATATCATCTGGTCTACGATTATAAACCTCTTTGTATACGTCACTAACATCCATATCATCAAAAGGGAATTCATTCAAAAGCATAGTAAAGTCCTTTTCAAGTTTATAGTTAATTTATAACACGTTCTTTTGATTTGTCGTCTTCATCTTCTTCTATTTCATCGGGTATCTCTTCAACGTTATTGATAGCTTTAAGAACTATCTCTTCTATTATATCATCCGAAACTGATATATGGTTAGAATTAAAGAAGTCACTCCACTCTTTCTTTAAGGACTCCTCTAATTTTTTTTCAGATTTGGAATTATTTTTTCTCATAGTCTCTTTTTTTGTATAAATATATTTATATTCTTTAGTGTAGGGGTTTAAAGTGAGATATAACACTAATTTTTCAAGGTTTATAGAAACCATAGGATTCAATCAGTATCCTGATTATTATTGCAAATACAATCAACTAGCTGTTGGTCAAGGGTTCATCATACCAAGTTACCAAAACCAAACAGCGGATTTCAAAACTAAAACAGGAGAAGATTTTTGTTTAAGTAGAAAATTCATTGATTTGAAATGTAACATTTTCGTCAAAACACAGGACGGATTCACACGTTCACATAACGTTGGTAGAAATGTAGGTTTAATGTTAAACTCTTTCAGTTACACTTCCACTAACAACCACTACAAGAAGTTTAGTAGAAAAGAAATAGATGAGAACCTCCTACTGTTTCCAATCAAGTATGCTTACAATATGAATAAGACTGATATTCATTCCATAAGAATAGGTGATGTTATAGTTGCTAATTCCTTTTGGGAAGATATCGATAAAAAATATTCAGAGTATTATAATGATTGCCCAGAACAAATAAACCCACACTTCATATGCGGTGAAGTTGTAGAAATACATAAAAGTAAACTGACACAAACTTGCACATATAAAGTTCAGACCTCCAAAACCGAGAAGAAGTTTTTTGATGTTAAGGTAACACTTTCGGACATATTTAACTTCAACTCAGCAAACTATACTAGTGTTTACAGATTAGATAAAACTATTAGAAGAGGGCATGTAAAAGTTAAACTCTTCTTGAATATGAATTACTGTATGGAATGATAATAGGATTTAAAGTTACTGTATGATCTATACTCTTCTTTTGGAATTTGATCTGAAGGTATGTGCGCATAAAACGTGACGTTTTCATATTTCGAGATAACCTCTTTCCATCTAGGAACCCAGTAGGAATTTAAATTTCTTTTTCTAGTTCTAGGGACCAGATTGTCCATCTGACTGTGAAAGTTGTCTTCATATAAAGAGTTGATTCCCCATAAGTGAATTTCTTTTAAATCACTATAAGTTTGACAAACATAGTCAACTGCTATGAGACCAGAGTTGTACCAAGACTTTCTTTTATAAACACCTTCCCATTTTCCATGGAGTTTTTTTGATTGACTAACTTTGTAAGTGTCTGGTGGACACCAAATCCTTTTAAGGTTTATTTTCTTATCACCTATTATCCTAGCAGGTTGAGGATCTATTATAGAAACTATGTCCCACTCAAATCCATGTTGAGGTATATTACAACAGATAACCAAATCATAATTTTCATCATTTCTAGAATAAAGATTATTTGATGATCCATTACCTATCAAGCATATTTTCATAATAAAGATATTTATACTAAACTTAACTTTCTGATAGCCAGTTCTTTAGAATATCTATCTTTATCATTTATCGACTTGAACAATTTTTTATTTTCTTTGATTCTAAATTTCACACTTGGATTCAAAGACTTAATCTTTTCTAAGAAAGTTCTAGCATCGAAATCCAAATCTAGAAAAACTTTAGGTCCTTCAATTCTAGATTGAGATGAGATTTCATCTTGAATATTAAATTTGAAAACATCCTTTAATTTAACTTCTAACCAAGAGTGACCCATTTCATAAAAAATATTAAATTCCATATTTGTCTCCTTTTTATCCTTATATAATAAGTATAACAAATGTGAACTACTATGTCAATACCTTTTACAAAAAATTAATCTATTCTTAAATTGCTCCATTTCTTCAACTTCTCTCTTTTAGATTTGGAATTCTTTATCAATTCATTTTTGTTTATTAGTCCATATTCTTGTAAAAGGTCAATCATACAAAGCAAGTCTCCGATTTCTCTTGAAAGACTTCCAACCTCTTCATCATTTCTTCCGAATCTAATAATCTTAGAAGCTTCTACAGTAGCTTCTGCGCACTCCTCCATAAAGATAACTAACAGTTCTTCTTTCTCATCAATCGAAATATTTTCAGTAGCATACTTTTTCATATGAACTCCTTTTGATTATAAATATTAAATGATTATGATTAAACTTCTACTCGCTTTGCTTATAAAACACGCTATATGTGATTTGTATTTACAAAACAAGAGAAACCCTACGGATAAATCAAAATACATAGGTGAATGTCACACTCACTATCTTGACCATTTTTTACTAACCCTTTTAGTTTGTTACATCTTCTTGATTCCACTTGAAATCTGTTTTGTATTATCTTCAATTGATTACATTGCTCACTGGCACATAGATTACACAAAAACTAAAATAATAAGATTTTTTAGAATTAACTTGAACAGTATAGTTTTTTGGTTATTACAAACCATCGATCAAATATTACATTACTCAACTTATTTCCTAATAGTGTATATAGTTCAGAACAACTTATCATTTCATCACATCTTCAAAAAATTTATTTCTCCTCTTTTCTAAAATTTCAAATTCTTTACTTTTAGGAAAAATCACCTTTAAGAATCTGTATCTATCATCTTCAATTTTAGTAAACTTCATTCCTTTGAAATTTGTTAAAAATATAGTCACATGAGTTCTTTTATAATAAACACTCAACTTAAAATAATTAACCATCTCAATCAATCTCTGTAAATCAAAAGTTTTCGGTATGATTATAAACTTTTCTGATTTTTCACAAGCTTCTGAAATTTTCTTAAGAACTGTCAAATTGTGTTTGTCAAAAATTAGAGATTTCTGCTCTTCTTCCATTTCATCTATTTTACTGGAAAGTTTCTTAAAAAAATTCTTAGGTAACATAAACGTATTTATAATTTTTCACCATCATCAAAACCTCTAAAAGTTTTAAATCTAGGGAACCTAAGAGAGTATGTTCCGTCTTGATTTTGTGATATTGAATCAGCTCGAACTTCAACAACCTTTCCGATAAGAGTTTCTCTAGCATTCCAGAAGTCTTCTCTATCTTTATCGGTTAACCCACTTCCGACATTGACTTTTATTTTCTTACCATCATCAACTCCATGACATATTAATGCTCCGAGTCTACCCTTATTCTTTCCTGTACCTTCTTCGAGACCCACAACATCTAAAGAAACTTCAATAAAAGGTTTCATTTTCAACCAAGAACTGGATCTATCACATTCATACGGTCCCATAGTATCTTTTATCATAACTCCTTCATAACCACCATCAACTGCTTGTTTATTGATTTCAGAAAACCTATTCTGACCTTCATCGGTATCTAAGTCAACTTCTTCCCAATCTAAAGCAGTTACATGTTCTAAAACGTCTTCATTTTCTTCGATCCAATCTTTTAGTATATTACTCCTAACCTTCTGTGGAATCCCCCAATATCCCTTCTTAAAATGTTTCAGAGGAAGAGTATCAAATAGATGTAGTACGGCATCTTCCAAATTAACATTAGATTTTCTGTGAACTTGTTTCATCAGGTCTTGGAAATTAGAACTCATCACTTCACCGTCCAAAACAAAAGGTTCTTGGTCAGGTTTCTTGTCAAAACATTTTTGTATTTCCGAAGCAATAGTTTTGAAGTTATGAAACTCCTTACCATTTCTACTAAGCATTTTAACACCAGATTTTTCAACAATGACTATAACCCTAACTCCGTCCAGTTTAACTTCTACTTGTTTTTTTCCTTTCATTTTGTTTTGGTGGTTTGATGAGTCTTTCGCTAACTGACATCTAAAAACAGGAACAGTATACTGAGGATACTTCTTAGCAACCTTATTGACAGTCTTTTCACTTACACCGCACTTCAAATCTTTGGTTAAAATTCTTCTGTAAAAATAATTCCATTCATCCATTTTACATTTTTCTGACAAAGATTTTACAGCGTCTCTTGCATCATTACCTGTCAACTCTCTTAAAGAAAGTTTATTTGCCAATTCAACAAATTCATTCCAAGTGATACCTTCACCGTCAGAAGTGGATTTAGGAACCTGTTTGATTCCATAAGTGACCATAGGATCCAATGCTAGTCGAACTCCTTGAAAGAATTCGTCCAAGCCCTGACTCATATAGTTTTCAAGGATACTTTCTTTTTCGTTTCTACTATTTGTTCCTTCTAACTCTTTTACAATTTCTGAATAGTTTTTCATATTATCTCCTAACCTATTATAAGGATAACAAATATAGAGGTGTTTGTCAATAGATTAAGACAAAAAAGTTACCAACTCTGAAAGAATTTTTTTTGATAGTTTCATGGAAACATGATTGTTAGTGAATTTGTTTTTAATCTGGTTTAGACTCTTTTTAGATTTTTCTGGAATCATTATCTCATTCTCATAATTTTCCATCTCGAAATTGGCAACAGAAAAATAAGCATCATATCCTCTATAATCATATTTTGTCTGGTCATTCGAGCAACCATTTATAAAAAAACATATAGTGTTTCCACCAACACATTTTTTATAGAACTTTAAGATTGATTCTGTATCTAAAACCTTTGTTCTGAAATATTGACCAGAAAGAGGATCATAGGAATTTATATTGATAAGTCTTTCAGAATTTCCCCTCCAAAGGTCATAACTAGCACCACCAGAACTTTTATTGCTTCTAGGGTCACTTAGTGATGACCTATTAGATTCTCCGTCGGTTAAAACTACTGTGTTTAGAACTTCTATTTTAAAATCCTCTTTGAACTTTAATGATATCTGTCTAAGGACAAGTAAACTATCGTTTAGGGGTGTTGTTGATGTTGGTATATCACCTTGATGGGCCAACTTAGAAGAACTCTTATCATATGACCCAGCACTTATATATCCAGTTTTCTTAGAGAAATCAACACCATCTTTACCAGAAGATACTGCTAGCAGATATGTACACATCATCTCATGGTCATTTTTATTCATTTCAGAGTTTAGCCATTCTCTCATATTGAAATATCTTCCGAATTTCAAGCAACTCTTTTTATTTAAATATTTCAAATCACTAGTAGTGTCTATATATCTTTCACTCATTGAATTAGAATCATTGAATCCTAAGACCTTGTATTTAATTCCAACTTTTCTACAAAATTCTGTTAATAAGATTGACTGTTTAATGGAATCTGAATACTTCTTTCCTCCCATTGAAGATGAACAGTCCACCAACATTATAACTCCGTGATTTTTGCCATCTTTGTTTATTTCAGATTTTCGAAATATGTTTTCACTCCATTTAAACTTATGAAGTGACTGAGTGTTTATAACCCCTGTTTTATTAAACTGAGTTTTTCTAAATTGTTCTGCTTTCTTTCTTCTCTCAAATTCAAGAGCCATGTGGTTAAGTATGGAAGAGTTTTTTGATTTGAAGTTTGCCCAATCTTTCCTAGTCTCAATCAACCACTGATTCTTTTTCATATCTATTTCTTTCTAAAGTTGTCGGAACGCAATTCCCTAAGGTCAACTTTCGAACCCCTTTTCATTATCTTGTAAACTTGTTTTAGAACTTCTTTTGAGTCTGTGTATACATACCCTTCCATATCAATTACAGGAACCTCAGAACTGAAATGAATTTTACTAGTAGCATTTTCTTCATTAACTAACTTACCTTCATTATCTCTGAAATTTTTATCAGTTATAGACTCTGGTAAATTTTGTGATTCTTCACCTGCCTTATTCGTGGAACTAGACTTTTGATTTTGTTCCTTATCGGATTTTTCTGAGGAGGGGTCATCTTCACCTCCATCAGAATCATTTCCTTCTCCTTGAGAGTCTTCCGATTCCTGTTCAGATTTTTGACTTGAACCGCTTTCATCCTCGGAACCATCTTTCGATTTCCCTTGACTCTTTATAGTATCATCACTTTCCTGTTTCTTATCTAACTCATCTTTACAATATTCAAAAAGTTCTTTTGCCAACTTGACAACATCATCCCAAGTTTTTAACTTGTTCAATTTTTCTTCGAAGTGTCTCTCTTCGTTTTTTATATTTACATTTGATGCTAGTTTACCTAACTTTGCTCTAACATTCAATCTATCTATCAAGAGCATGTTATCAAGTTCTTCTTGGGAGTATTCTTTAATACCGAACATGTCCTCATCAAAAAGTTTTTTATATCCTGTTATATAAGACTTTTTGAGTCCTGGAAATTTTCTCTGAATCATTTTCTCGATTCTGGCATCCTCAACAATATTCAAAAACCCTTTGAACTTTTCATCCTGCTCTTCGTCTGTTGCTGAATGATACCCTTCAACAGGAGTGTTTAGTGCGTGTGAAACTTCATGTGATATTAAGAGGTCATAAACATCCTCACCTAAATCTACATAGTCTGGGAGATAGAGGATTCTATTTTCAATATCAAATGCTGCAGTTCTATAATCTCCATGGACTATATCAACATTTTCAGTTGCCATTAGTTTAGCAAGAGTTTCTTTATAATCTAATTTTTTCATTATTAATATTTATGTTTTGTTCACCAATACCATTCCGAGTTCATTCCCATCTCCTTTTAATTATTTCCCATAAGTCTTCTATAAACAATGTTCCAATTGTCCAAAAGTCTTGTAAAGTGTCCAGTATCAAATCCAGAATCTCACGGAACACTTACATACCCATCTTTCCTAACACCTTGTTAATACTTCTGGTCATTTTTAATAAAGACTTATTCTCGAAAAACAAACCTCTTATAAAAAACATTTCAGTTAAACTTCGGTAATACCATTGCTGTTCTTTTTTTCCAGCATTGAATACGAGAAATACTGAATCTCCAACTTTCAACCACTGTTCGAACGTTTCTGTAATATTGTGTAACTTATCTGCAGACGCTACTGCGATGGATTCTTCTGGTGCGTCTGTTAGGTTTTTAATATATCTAACTTTTCTCTCTGTCCAAGAAAGTTCTGGTGACATATCCGCAGTCACATACTTTACTATTTTTTCAACCTCTTCTCCGAATCCAATTCTTATATCATTCAATGTTACATCAGTATCTTCAACTGTATCATGAAGCAGTCCTGCCACAATACAATCTTCTGAATATCCATTTTTATGGAGTATTCTTGCTACTTCCATACAATGACTGACATAAGGTTTTTTTGTTCCCTTCCTAACTTGCCCATCATGAGCTAGTTTTGCAAATCTCAAAGCTGATTGTTGTATTCGTGTTTCCAAAAATTTCATATCAATCCTAGAAGTAATAGTTTCTGACCATTTCTAACTTTTTGGATAAGTTGGTTCTATTGATTAACCTGATATTACTAGGAGTCACCTTTACAATATCATTGTCTTTTAGAGACTTAATAACTGCCAAAACATCATTATATCGATATCCTGTATAGTTTGGAACAACGTAACCATTTTTTTCTAAATCATCAACCAATCTTTTTAGAATTTCTAATTTCACACTTTTCATAATCTCTCTCCTAATAATTCTTAATGACAAATTCATCCATATCAATGTTTGGGTAAAATACGTATTCTATACTTTTTCTTTCCCCATCATCTCCATAAGTTATAATAGTTTTTAATACACCTCCATCTTTTTCAATTGACTGTTCTAAAATAGTATTTGGAATGTTTTTCATTTTCTCTCCCTTTCTTAACCTTATATTAATATTATAACAGGAAAGAAAGGTGTTGTCAAGGGGTTTCGAAAAAATATTTCTACTCCCCCTCAACTTTTTAATAGTATGCTTCAGACTTTTTAAGTCTTATGGAATTCGAGTTACGATTAACTCTACCGAATCTCAGTGTATCAGATTCCTTTTCAGATAGTTTATTACTAGACTTCTGCAAAAGATTACTGAATTCACGTTTCTCAGCATTCACCCGATTCTGAACTTGCTGCTCAGTTAAAACTCTCGGACGAGATTTACTGAACAAACTTCCTAAACGGATATCCAATTCACCTTCATATACAGTCCGTATGGAAGCAATAAATGAATCAAAATCAAATCCAACATCAGGAGTCACCGATACAACAGATACACGATTCTTATCCCAATATTTCAACATCTCCTTCTTAGCAGACTTATAAGACCTACCAGAAGAGGAAGCTTCCTTATCAAGAACATCATACATAGAATCCCACACATAAGGACTTGCAGTAATACCAATCACAATACAAGCACCTTTACTAGTCACACTGAAACGAATTTCAGGATATCTAACACTCAACAAATCCTTCACACAATTTACATTTTTAATACTCATAACAATCTCCTATTTTTTAAAGTTCCTCATCTTAGAAATCAAACGTCTTTGACGATAAACGGCCTTATCCCTTTTAATACCAAATACCCTAACAAGAATCTCAGGGAAATCCTGATCATCTATCTGAATATCACTACTGAACAACAATTCCATAATATCTCTCTCAATACAAGGAAGAGAATCAAGGAACACATACGCATCATTAAAACTGAAATCTCTCATAACAATCTCCTATAAATTACTTGGGTCTTACCCTTAACCCTATATTAATATTATACCTTTTTTACCACCCTTTGTCAATAGGTTTTGAAAAAATAATTAATATGTTGTTTTAACTATTCTTCCGTCCGGACTCAAAACCACTGTTACATCTCTCCAATCTTTATTAAGCATTCCTGGATACTTGATACTTAATATAAGATTCTTCATCAATAACACACTTAATTCCTAGAAACCCATCTTCCCCAATAGTCTGAAATCTGCTACCACAATATATTGCTGCTTCAATCATTTTTTGAGAAACATTTCTATCTGGATTCACCATTCTTTCTTTTGCGTGTATACTCATTTTTTTATCCATTAAACACATCATAATCTCCTACATGGTTCTCCTCTATTACAAATGGTTTTTTTTAACCCTATATCTTTATTATAATGAAATTTCGAAGTGTGTCAATAGGTTTTATAAATATTTTTAAAAGGAATTATTATGTCTTTAAATTTTCCATCAAACCCTACAAATGGCCAAGAATATATCGATAATAATGGGAAGAAGTGGCAGTTTTCTGAATACAGTTGGAAACCTTTCATTTCTCCAGTAACACTTTTTAACGAAAGAACTGAAATCAACACATCCAATATGGTAGTTTTGGATCCTAACAGTAATTACGATTCCGAAATGCAATCCCCTAATAAAAAACTCAACTCTCAAGAAATTCATGCAGGGTACATTGAAGGTTATAAAAGTTACTCACTGTTAAAATTTACACCCAACCAAAGTGATTTGTGGGTAACTCTTTATACAGATTTAGAATCTATGAAATCGGACATTTCGAGACCCTTTACACAAGACCCTATACCTGCATCAGGGGTAATCTCGGAGTTTTCTTCGAATTCAAATCAAAGTATAATCATAACTCCGACGACAATTGGGTTTAATGCAGATGATGTTCCAAGCAATAAAATTTATCTCAAGATTGTGAATATATCAGATTCCCAATTAACTTCTGATTATAGTTTAACTCTAACAATACTTCAGATGGAAAAATAGCATGAAGAGGGAATACATTATAACTCTAAAAAATAAATCTGACCTAAAGAAGTTTTATGAAGAAATGGAAAGTTTAGGAGGAGATCACCACATCCCTAAAAGAGAGGTTGAACTTAAAGATAGGAGACCGCTCAGTAGGAACACACATTATTTTTTAACAGATGATGAGGTTCAACTATTAAAAAATGATGAAAGAATTTTAGATATAGAACTAACTCCAGAAGAAAGAGGATTAAAAATTGTAAGAAGAGATTCATATGTTGTATCTGGAGATTTTGATAAGTCTCCAAATGAAGATTCAGATATTAATTGGGGAATCTTACATTGCGCAGGAACAGAAACTCAGAAAAGGAAAGGTGTTTTTGGAATAGATGGAACAGAACAAGTTACTGATACCATCTCCGTTTTTGATGATGGATCAAACGTTGATGTTGTTATAGTAGATGATCCAGTAGCATATGACCATCAAGAATTCCTTGACCCTGATACAGGGGAAAATAGATTCGTTCAATACCAGTGGTTTAACGAACTAGACCAATATATGGTTGATTTAGATACAGTTGAATCAGATCAAAACTATCAAAATTTTATGGATACAAATTCAACTAATATACCATACTACAACTGTTCGGAATTATATGGTGAAAATTTATATCACGGAACCCATGTCGCAGGAACAGCAGTCGGAAAAACACAAGGATGGGCTAGAAAGTCTAATATATACTCTATAGCAGTTTTAGGTTCAGATAATATGGGGAATGATATTCCCCCTTTAAGACTTTTTGATTACCTGAAAGCATTTCACAAAAATAAACAAATAAACAGTGAAACTGGAAAAAGAAATCCAACAGTTACAAATCATAGTTGGGGATATTCTGCTGAAGTTGCAATATCAAATCTCTCAGAAATAACCTCTGTTAACTTTAGAGGAGTTTTGCATAACAATAATGGATGGTCAAAATCCGATCTATTGAATAATTTTGGAATATACATTACAGGTGAAGAGGGTGATTATATTTTATATATACCGGTTAAAGTGACCAGTGTTGATGTTGACGTTCAAGATGCTATTGAAGACGGTGTTATAGTTATTACCGCAGCAGGAAATGATAACTATTTTGGAGTTCCTGTAGGTCATCAAGATTATGATAACACTTTATCAATAACAAATTTTGGAACGTATTACTATAATAGGGGAGGGTCTCCAGGATCAACTCCTGATTCTATTAATGTCGGAAGTTTATCTGCCAACAAAGATTTCAGAAGAGCAAGATATTCAAATTACGGTCCGATAGTTAATGTATTTTCTCCTGGAACAAACATACTATCTTCATCACCTCAGGAACTAGGAAACAACTACTATAGAGTTCTATCAGGAACTTCGATGGCTTCCCCACAAGTTGCTGGAATAATAGCATGCTTTTGTTCCAATAAGTCTGATATGAACAATTACAAATGCATTCAATACATAAACGAATTTGGTGTTTATGATGAAATCGAAAAAGATGTTTTTGGTGGTGGATTCGTTGATGAAACCAACTTTAAAGAATCCGTAAACTTAACAGTTTTTGCTAAAGATAGGAGACTTTCATACACCTTACTATATTTCAACGAATCTCCCAGAAAAAGTTATGGAGTGTTATACCCCAGAAAAAACAAAGGTAAAAAATAACACTCCATTAAAATTATTTTATTAATTTTCTAATTCTTTTCCTAGCAGCTTTTGACCTAGTTCTGCGATTACTTGAAAGAATTTCCTTTTTCAGTTTTCTTAATACTCTTTCTTTTCTATCCAAAGTCTTAATCAGACTTTCTAATTTTTTAATTTTATCTGAAAGTTTCAACATAATATTCCTATTTACAATTATATCCAGAGTTTGGATAGAAATTAAAATAACTATCTACCATATTCATTATTCACCTCTATGGATTAATACGTGTGGACTTCTAAACTCTATAACTGGATACTTTCCACCATTACATTGTTCTGCTATCAAATCAAAAGAAACCTTCTGCACATTTTCACAATAGTATACACCATCTTCTGCGTGTATGACATATCTTTCCCCTTGGTCCGGATCGATCCTACCTATAATCATAAGATAGGTGATATAAAGAAATGAAATCACCAGAACCCATAAAAAATTTTTAGTTAACTTCTTGAAGTCCATATTCCGGATCCTCCTGTTCCATTTCATACATGCAATCCAATTCATGTTCAGTGTATCCGTAAGTTTCGCGATACCTAACATAACCCTCAAATGTTTCGAAATCATTAATAGAGACCATTATTATCCTCCTCATTGTCGTAAGTGTATTCGAATTCTTTTAAGAAATTTCCTTGACTATCAAAAAGTTGTTTACTCTTATATCTTCCATCAGGATGAAGTTTGTAAACACTTGTAAAATATTTCCCTACAATAGCTTCCGTTCTATACTTTCTCTTTTTTCTTCTCTCCACATCCCCTCCTTAATAGTTTGACCACTTGTCATTATCTCTAATCCAATACCTAATCCTGACTCCATCTTGATAATAGTCCGTTCGCAAAACTTCACCTTTCTCATCTAGGAATCTAACTTCGCAAAGTTCTCCATCAACATAGAATAGTTTCATATTATCTTTCTCAACCATTTCAATAGTTGGTTCATACACCTCTTCCTCTGAAAGATTTTCTTTCACTTTCATATGATCTCCTAGTTCCAAACCCCATCAATGTAAAAGGGTTTTATTTTTTTATATCCATTTTGAGATGCCCTTTGTCCACTCTGATAAGGTTTTCCTCCATTTTGAACTTTGGAAGTTATGTGAAGAACTTTCCCACTCGGTTGGTTCTTATAATCTTTCCATTGAACGACCCAACAAGCAACTTGGTCATCAGAATATTTCCCGATAACTTTCACTCTTGCATTGTCTCCAGATTTAACTCCAGAAGGTTTGACCGAAGAGTCCCCATAATACCAAGTCATGTGGGAACCATCTGGAAAAAATACTGCTGAATAATTCACTTTTTTCATTTCGGTCTCCTTTCTCAACCTTATATAACAATTATAACAGGAAATAAAGAGAGAGTCAATAGGTTTTGGAAATTAATTTAGAAATTTTTTAGTATAGCACTGAGGATTACACTGAATACACCTAAAATAAAAACCCATTCGAAGAAACCAACACCTAAGTATTTCAAATCTTCTAAAGATTCTTCATTAAAGGATAATCTATCTTTTTTATCTTTTATTTTCATTTGCTATTTTGGGAGACTTGACCAGAGAAACAAAAACCAAGATTTTTCATTTTCATTCATAATATTTTCCATAAAAATAAACGGACGTGACGAGACTCGAACTCGCGACCCCCTGCGTGACAGGCAGGTACTCTAACCAACTGAGCTACACATCCTTTTTAATATTTATATTTCAGACTATAATCAAAATACAGAATTGTAAAAAAATTGTAAAAATGCATCTACCATGCTTCGTAATAAAGGATACCGCAAAGGTCTGTTTCTGAAATTCGACCTTCCTTTTTAAGCTCTTCCAAAGCATTTTCAATATCCTTTATTTCGTAATCGTCCGAGAATTTTATCATAATATCATCAAAGTTTGGATTAATTTGTTCGTCTCCTAATTTTTTAATCCAACTATATATAGTTTCTTTTAGCATATTTTTATTTATTCTTTATCTTTTCTTTTTGGGCAGTTCCTGCAAGGGTTGTCAAAATAGTAATCTTGAGCCTCATCACACCACTTCATTTGCCTAACAACTCCATTAGTAACATCAATACAATTTGAATCCAATAGTATAGCACCGCATGGTCTTATAATTCTTTCATTTCCCGACATTATATCTCCTTTTTATAATCAATATCTTGTAATAAGACTCCATCCTCATCATAAGATTCCCATTTATCAATTTTCAGAATTCTAACTTTTCCAGTCTCTTTCAATTGACCATTTGAGTGATATGTTTTCCATATAAACTCATCTTCAGTTGAACCTTTTTGTAAGGAACCTATTTGCTTATACCATTTTTCCATACATAAATTCTTTTGCTATTTCTTTTATCTTATCTTTTTTAGTTTTCTTCTTCCCACCATCCATATTCTGGTAAAGGATCAGCAAAATAACAATTATCATAATCTTCTGGAATCCAAAAACCATATCCGTATCCCTTTCCTAATGCTACTCCATTACCCTCACCGCAGTGATTCGGATTGTCTAGGTCTCTATGATCCCCCTCATAAGATAGAGTTAGTTCCCCATACCATTCCCCAGTATTATAGTCTTGTCTAGTTATAATCCACTGGATTAATTCAAAACCGTCACCAGTCCTTCCATATGATGCTTCTCCCCAACCAAACCCTCCAATTTCCCCAGTTTCAGGATAATAATTCCGTAGTGTTGAAATTGTTTCAAAAGTGCATTTATTTTTCTTTGTACTCATAGTTCCATCCATATCCTTGACAGACTCCTGTTCCTGACCCTGTTCCTTGATTATGCCTACCTATATATCCCGACCCATTAGCGTTTCCTGTTGCATAATCTTCTCCTGCATCCGTGTATCCTGATTTACATCCCCCTCTTCCGTCAGAGTTACCAGAACCTCTTCCACTTTCATTGGGCCATCCTCTTCCTTCAGAGTATCCCATTCCATATTGAGGTTTATTAATCGTCATAATAATCTATACCAGAACCTTTTGCTATTCCGGCACCACATCCATCTTTTTCCCATTCGTCACCATAGAAAAAAGTTTCACACCTTGGAACAGAATCGTACCCTTCTGGACAACCTGTTCCGTATCCTACTGATTGCCCATCACCCCATCCGATGAATTCAATATTATCATCGTTATCACATATGGGATCAAATATATTCATACATCATTCCTTACGAGACTTTTCCAAAAAATTCATACTCTTCTGAATATAACTTGGGAGGGTCTGCCAAACAGATTATACCATGCCTATCATGCTCATATCCGGAACCAGTGGACATACCTCTGCCATATCCAGTATCAACCCATTCTTCATACTGCGATTTCATCTCAATACCTTCACCATCAGAGCACCCCTTTCCACATCCATTAGAGAACATGCCAGAACCTCTAGCAGAACCCCCTCCGAATGTTGAAAAAATCCCATCATAATAACTATGATTGCGAAACTTCATGGGAATATTCCTCACAAGAGTAAATAATATCCCTAGCATATTCAGTAAGAGGTCCGAGTTCCTCCCATCCGTTCAGCACTTTATACTCCTCTGGAAGCATAACAGTGCTTTCAGAAGGATTTGACATCCCATTTACGGACAAGTCAGAACAATCAACTGCTCCAACCCATCTTCGGATCCGTCTGGAATTCTCAAGGACAAGAATATTTCCCTGAGCTCCGATTTGTGATAGTTTTCCAACGAAAACTCCTGCCATATTAGAACGAACTAATATGTACTTTCCGATAAAACTTTTTACCCATCCATTTTCAATTTCATTTATTTGCATCATAATCCTCATTAATATTCATAAAGTCTAGAAACGCCAACCCAAAACATAGAAGGCATAAAATAAAACAGTTCATACTCACAATCAATAAAAATACATTCATTATAATTTCCTTTTATCTAAACTAATATTAGTATATTATAAAAGAGGGATAATGTCAATAAGTTTTTAAAAAAAACTTTCCAAACTAAAAGTTTTTTCAACTTCGAAAAATTTAGACCACATATCTTCCCCATTTTGGACAAATTTAGGATCGGCAAAAGCAGGAATGCTGTGTTCTATCCCACAAGGAATTCCTAATGCTAAATCAATATAGTCTTGTGCTATTTTCTTTCTATCAAACTGCTTAATCATTTCAAAGTTATTGTTTGCTATTCTCTCATACTCTTCTTTTGTGATTGTCAAAAAATCGTTAATAGCATCTGCGTATTGTTTTGGAGTATAGTCATACTTCAACATCAAATAATTTTCGTCAGGAGTAAATAAAGACCCTACCCCATCCTCATTACACGATATACCAAGATTGACAGCAATAGGAACTGTTCCCATTCTCATTGCTTCAACCAAAGTTCTGTTGAAATGTTCTCCGTAAGTTTTAGACCAAGTTGAATCAATAAAGAACATTGACTCTCTCAATATTGAATCTCTTCTATTTTCTGATATGAATCCGATATATTCCATACCGTAGGTCAAAGCATTGTCCCATATCTTATTCCCTAGAAGTTCTTGCGAAGCATCTGGGTCTCTTTGTAAGGAGCAGTAATACTCTTCCTTACATTTGTCTTTGGACGTCATATATGCCCTCTCAATACCGTCCCCACCAACAATAACATCACAATAATTCAGATGAGGGACACAAGAAACTAAATCATCAACCCTTTTCATTTTCTTAAAAGTCTGGAGTGAAAAAATTTGTCTCTTACGATTCCCAAAATTTATATCTGGATTCACATCACTAATATCTTGAGGATTCAGAATCATTGACCTAGGAATATCCATAAACTCTGCCGACTTATAAGCAGAATCGTGGACACAAGCAACACCAGAAAGACTATTCTTGAATTTATAAACCCAAGGGTACAATTTCTGTAAGTTGCCATCATGGACTATCATAACCTGTTTTGATTTCACACTTTCAATCATTGGCAACCAAGTTGTATTCTTTTTGGAACTCTTATTCTTGAATCCGAATATACTTTCCCATATTACAATATCATGCTGATTAGCCATTCGAACAAAATCATCCACACTATCTTGATTGAGAAAGGAATAATAGTTTGTCATCCACCCTTTACCTTGATGGACAGGAATTCCTGTTCCTGGACCGATTTCATATTCGTTCTGTAAAAGTTCATCAACATTTTGAATATTCACAGTTTTAGGTTTCTGTGTTGATGGTTTTAGGAAAGCGAAAGTGACTTCATGCCCCAAATCTTTTAATCCTGCTATTAACTGCTCTGTGTGATTTATAATGCCACCATAGTTGTAAAATTGGTGGACTGGAACTAATATTTTCATAAACCAAGAAATCCTTCAAGTGTTGGTGATTCTTCTTTTAGCGCTTCGGGATGATACTTCTCTAATATATCACTTCCCATCTTTTCTGTCAAGTAGTCATACCATTCTTGCTCATACCACATATTAGGAGATACTCCATTCCAACTTTCTCTCCATAAAGGATGATTTTGATTCATTCTTCTATCATCCACAAATTGTCTTCTTGTCTTTTCATATTCCCATGAACCTAACACCTTCATATCTTCACGGAAATAAAAGACCAAGGACATTCTCAAAAAATCTTCCTCACCAGAATCAGGTGCTTCTATTGGAGTATTAGCATGTATAATCCTCATATTGTCTATTAGGAGTAAATCTCCTGGACGAACATTGATGGCAGCACGAACTTCTGGAGTGACAAGATATCCACCTTTCCAGTTTTTACCTTCTTTTGTCACAACCGTCAGATTGGAAAAACCATCATTCAAAGAACCTGCATCACGATGACATGCCATTCTAGCATTTCTATCAGCAGAAGTAGTATTCACTGTTATAGTTGTAAATACTGTATCCTCACCTATTAGAAACTTTTTATCTAGTTCATTAGTATATCCATTCTGGACACCCCATCGAACAGGCATTAATCTCTTAAATTCGGAGTTCAATTTTCTAGCAAATGGGAAAGACTTTGCGAACTTTTCCATATTCCTTTCTGTGTAAGCAACGGCTCTGCCATATGGTATTCTAGGATACCTGCCATAATACCCTGCGATACCAGACCATATTGGATTCGCATAAACAGTTATGGAAATATATTTCTTCTTAAACTCTTCAATATACTTCTTTGCTTCTTGCACATCCATACTTTTCAACAAAGGGATAAGTTTATTATCAAAGAATCCAACATACCTATTTCTCATAAGTCTGTCTTTATTGTCAGGATCACCAAAATCACGTGCAACCCTATAACCAATCCAAGTCATATACCTTGCTTTTGAGGAATCAATATCACCAGATTCATGCTTTTTCCTGATAGATTCTAGGACATCCGAACCATCCAAAGATTTCGGTTGACCATCCTCAAAATATTTTATAACTTCTGCTTCATATGGAGAAACATAATCTCTCAGACTGTTTTCGTGACCATTCCCTGCAGCATATCCCCGATTATCAGAAACTACCGCAGCATCATAAAGTCCTTCATAAGCACCTTTCTGCTCTTCTTCTGTAAAGACATTTTTTCTAAACTTAAATGCTACCCTATCTTCTGTCAAAGAATCTTTATCCCAAATATCATTTGATGGTAAATAAAAATCAGCGTCAGAATCTATCAGAATATCATAAAAAGATTCATCAGGAAAATTACCGAGAACAGTTTCATCCTTTTTTATGAATTCTGCCACATAAACATCTTGACCCTCATCACCTTTGAATTTTTTCCAGACGTTTCCGTTAATTTCAATTGTTTCTATTTTCATATCAATATTATACACCATAAGTTAAATCATGTCAATAGGGAAATAAGGGGGAGACTTTCGTCTCCCCCGCAAAGGTCATTCAGTGGTATCTGTCAGGTTTCTAAGTTGGGTAGGAGTGAGAGGAGAGAGAACTCTGGAGTTGTTACCACTTAGACCTTTAGTATTTTCTTTTGTTTTCTTAATCCACCAGAAAGGTAGAGATAATAAATTCATTTTTTCTGTATACGTTAACAAACTTTTAGGAATCCAAACATCATCAAAGAGGAAAGCTCTTGGAGTTTCTCTCATAGATTTTTCTTGTAAAACCTCTTTTGTTACAGGTAAAACAACATATTGTTCCGACTTCTTTGATGCTCTTCTCTTTTTTTCAATAACATAATAATCTACTACATTCATAATAGTCAAACCTTTCAAATTATTCCGAATCCTCGGACTCTTCTGTATCATCGGTTTCTGCAAACTCAATAGCAGAAACCTTTTTGAATAAATCAATAAAACTCATTTTAGTTACATCATCAAATCTGTTTAGATTCAACTCAATAGACTTTTGAACATTACCAAATATACTATATGCTTTCATTATGAAAACCAACCTTCTAGTAGTAATAAGGTCATTTAAGACCGATTCATTGTAAGAGGATCTAGTTATATTTGCCCAAGCAACCAAATGTTCAATCAAAGTATTGACTTCCTCAGAAGACTCTACTCCTAGACTATCCCAAAACTTAGATAGGATTTTAGTCTCCACTCCCTTTTTGGGATATGATTGTTCAACAGTCACAGGAAATCTTTCTAGAAATGCTTCATTCAAGAATCCTGTTCCAACAAACTTCCCATGCTCATCACCCTGACCCTTAGTGTTAGCAGTTGCGAACACTTGAAAACCGTGAGCAGGTTGGACGAACTGGTTTATTTTCTTCAAGAAAACTCCCTTACCTTCAAGGATTGGTTGAAGACACATAATGTCATCAGATGCTAAGTCAATCTCATCAAGAAGAAGCACAGCACCTGTTTTCATTGCCTTTACGACTGGGCCGTCAAACCAAACAGTTTGACCATCTACTAAACGAAATCCCCCTAGCAAATCGTCCTCATCAGTTCTGCAGGTGATATTAACACGATACATATCACGACCATTCTTGGCACATGCTTGCTCAACCATCATTGTCTTGCCATTACCAGAAAGACCAGTGATGAAGATTGGGTAAAACATTTTAGACTTGATGACAGCATCAACAGTCTTATATTCCCCCCATCGAACATAGTTTTTATCGACATTAGGAACATAACTGATTTCAGATGTTTCTGCGTTTGGAGTCACAACTTCTTTGACAGGAGTTTTGGAAACTTTTTTAGAAACTTTTGGTTTCGAAGCAGATTTGCCATTACTCAGGAAGTTATCAAAAACTGACACTTCTGGGATTTGATATTCTCCTCTACCCACTTTATTTGCCCCTTCCACTCCCCAAAGAGTAGCAATCATATCATTGATTTGAGGTTCAGTTAACGTGCCATCAGACCTTCTAGCAATATCTTTAAGATATGCTGACTTATAGGTATCTCCAGCAGAAACCTCATTGAATAATTCATTTACAAAGTTTTTACAATAATTTAGTTTTTTCTCTCTCATGATAATCTCCTGTATGTTTGTTTTTTCTACCCTTATATTATTAGTATAACAGATACTGAACCCTATGTCAACCCTTTTATGAAATAATATCAATAAATTTCGAAAGAAGCACTTTTTGATTATTTTTGTTAATATTATTAGTGTTAAACTTTTTCTGCAACTCTTCTACAGAATCAATATGTCCATCAAATTTAGTCTTTTTACTTGAACCATAAACATTGTCATAACTAAAAGTGTAATAATTATCATAACCTAGATAGTTTTCTTTTATATGAATAGGTTCTTCTTCATACCAGTAATTCACTATGTTAAAACTGATTACATTTCCACCGACAACTTTTTTATAGAAATTCAACAAACCTTCAAGACTGTTGGCATTGGAAGTCCTATAAACAGATTTTGTTAAAGGGTCAAATGAAGATAGTTTAGTATAGGAACCTTGGCCATTTGAAGAAACGAATCGTGTAGGATTCGAATCTCCGTCAGTTAGAGTGATAGTGTTTAATATATCAATATTTTCATCTTTTTTGAATTTCAAAGCCACTTGTCTCAAAAGAAGAATGCTGTCAAGAAGTGGAGTAGATGAGTTTGGACCATCGTGCTGATTAATTGACCTATGCTTTTTTGTTTTGAATAACATATAAGTGGACATAAAGTCATGCTGACTCAGTGATTGTTCATGACTAAACCACTCTCTTAATACTGGGAGATAGTTAAGTTCTAGATGTTTTTTAGAACCACAATTTTTATATTCAATCTCTCCACCTCTTGCTGAATATCTACCATCACTAAACCCCATAACTTTATATTTGATTCCTGCTTTTCTACAAAACTCAACCAACATAAGAGTTTGCTTAATAGTATTCTCAAACTTCTTCAATTGTTGCATAGAACCTGAACAATCAACAAGCATAATCATTCCGTGATTTTTACCCTCAGGAACTATTTTTCTGGTCTTGAACAGTTTTTCATTCCACTTGTAAGTGTGAAGAATTCTCTCGTTGATAACACCTGTATCTTTTTTTCTTATTCTTTTTGATATACTGGCAGACTTTTTTCTTTCGAAATCTAAAACCATCTTAGTTATGGATTGTTTATTTTCTTTTTGGAATTTTTTCCATTTCTTATTCCACTTGATATACTCTTGTTGATTTCTCATTTTTAGTCTCCTTTTTCTACCCTTATATTAATAGTATAACCTATATCCGAAACTTTGTCAAGAGTTTTTACCAATTATATTCTTCTGCTTTTTTCATCCAACCCCTAACCTCCTTTTCTATTTTTCTCCAATCATCATAGAAATACTTTTCCTCAACCACTGGCAAATCTAATGAAGTGCTTTGTTGCCAAGACCTTACAGATTCTTCCCTATTATAAAGTTCATCCTCTTTATCTCTAAAATTTTTATCAGTTTCTGAAAAAGGTAGGTCATTATCAAAGTCATTTTTATTTGGACCACTGTTCTCTTCATTTAATGATTGAGGTTCACCACTTTCCTGTTTTTCCTCTGTTTTTTCATTTTGTTCATCTTCACCAGAGTCACTGAATTTAATATTCTGAGATTTATCTGTTGAGGATTTTGGTTCACCTTCTCCATTTTCCTGCTTCTGCTTTTCTTCATCCTTTCTCTTCTTTTCTTCTTTACAGTATTCGAAGAGTTTTTCTGCCAGAGATACAACATCTTCCCAAGTTTTGAGATTTGACATTTCTTTAATATATTCTCTTTCCTCTTGTGTAAATTCAACTCCGCAGTTGAGTTCTCCTAATTTCGAATGTAGGTTGAGTCTATCAATCAACAACATTCCTTGAAGTTCATCCTGACTCATATTCCGAACTCCGAAGAAATCATTATCAAAAAGTTCTTTGTAACCTATCTTGAATGAACTTCTCAGTCCAGGAAACTTATCTTGTATCATCCTTTCAATTCTAGCATCTTCAACAACATTCAGAAAACTTTTGAAGTTTGCTCCTTTTTCGTCTATTGCTGTGTGCCATCCCTCTTTCGGTGTATTGAGAGCATGTGAAACTTCATGCCCTATTAAAAGGTCATAAACATTTTCAGAAAGGTTTGCGAATTCTGGAAGAAACAGAGTTCTGGACTCCAAATCAAATGCGGCTGTTGGGTAATGTTGTCTATGAACAACAGAAATATTTTCCTGAGACATTAACTTACCGACGATATCTTTATAATCTAGATTTTTCATAACTCCCCTTTTTTACCTATATTAATAGTATAACAGTTAATAGGGGGAATGTCAATAGGTTTTAAAAATTAATTCATAAAATTTATAATTCTTGATGTGGTTTCATCTACGATTTTCATGACACTTTTTTCGGAATAAGGATCTTTAAAAGTTCTCCAAACAATGTTAATGTCAGATTTTTGTTGAATCCTCTTATCATTGAACTTTTCATGGTCATTTGCAGGTTCAATGTAATCGTTATTAATGAGTCTTTTAAGATGAATTATTATTCCATCTTTTTCTTCAGTTATCCAATAAAATTCGTCTCTATTGTAAATATCATATCGAACATCTGTAATGAATGCAACATCCCCAGAATAAGTTCCAAGTCTAGAATTCAATGTCTCAATCCAGTATCTCCCATTTGACTGCTTTCTTTTCAAGTCACCATACCAAACTAAAAATTCTCTAAATTTATCTTTATCTTCGGTTAAATCAGACCAGACATTTAAACTACATTTGGTTTTTAGAAATTCTTGACAATCATTTTTCAGTTCTGCTGCTAATGCAAATTGTTTAGAAGATATCCCTTTGTCTCTGAGAGACTCCATGAGTAAATCACATAGGAGATTTTTACCACTTCTAGCCACACCACTTATACCGACAACAAACATTTATTCACTCCATAAAAAAACGGAAGATACAGGATTCGAACCTGTGGTGGATGTTACTCCACAATTGCTTTCCAAGCAAGCACCTTAAACCACTCGGACAATCTTCCTTTTAACTCTTGTTCATAGTATAACACAAAATAAATATATTAACAGGTCTTATTCTGAAATTAATTTTGGATTTATTTTTCCTTGAGAAATTAAGAGTTTTCTATTTTGACGATGCTCTTCTTGAATAACATCTTTCGTTTTATCATTGATTTTTACCGCATACCCTTCTGCGCAAAGAGCTTCTGCACAAGTTCCAACTAAATCATATATGATAAAATCACCTATAATTCTTCCGTATTTCCCTCGGACATCTTGAAAACTTCTTAAAGTTATATCATCACTAAGTGATAAAAGTTCTTCGAGTTTTTTCTTTGCTGCAAGACCAAAAAGTTTTTCTTCATCATCTTTACTTCTCATTTCGGGCGCATCAATGCCATAGATTCTGATTCTCTGTTTTTTCATCCAGACACCAAAACCTAAATCAATATCAACATCAACAGTATCACCGTCAACTACTCTTATGTTTGTAACTCTGTATTCGTACATTCTTTATTCCAATTCCTAACTGCTAAATCATAAGAAGGTGCGGGTTTTCCAGTCCAACCACAATCATAACATTCAACATAATATTCTAAATATGGCATTGAGAATGAATAACTAACTTGTTCTTCAAACTCTTCCCATTCAACTTCAAGATTATTGCTACCACATTTACACGTATGTAAATCATTACTCATAGTTACCATTCCTCTTCGAGTTTTAAACCTGTCATTTTACAAAATAGCATAATAGGTGAAGATAGTATGAAGAATAACACCGCAACCAAAAAACCAACCGACTCTAAATATAAATTTAGAGATTTTCTAAACACATTTTTCATAATAACTTTTTACAGACAATTTAATCTTTTTTATCTACTACAGGTTGAACCTTTTTCTCAACTTTAGGTACTACAGGTTGAACCTTTTTCTCAACTTTAGGTACTACAGGTTGAACCTTTTTCTCAACTTTAGTTGTCGCAGGTTCAACCACAACAGGTTTGGGCATTTTTTTAGAAAAATCAAGAATAATTTCCAACTTTTCTGAAATTCCATCTAAAGAAATCACCATTATCTCTTTTCTTTGAGTAGGTCTATCTGGAGAAACATTGAAAGATAAAGAACTCGAACCACAAAGACAACTGTCCACATCTTGAACTTGAAATCTACCTTTTAATGGTTGCAAAAGTAATTTAGGGTCATTACCAGAAGTTACAATACTAAAAGGTATCAGTTTTCCTTTAGGAACATTTTCAGTTTTCAATATAACTTCAAATTTTTCACCTCGGGATACAATATTTCCACTTACATTTGTTGATAGTTTATATTTTTTCATATATTTTCCTTTTTAAAAACTATATTTAATCTTATTTATAATAACCCATTACACACCACTGACTAATACAATCTTACAAATATGTTCCAGTCTTTCTATATGCTCAAACGCTTTCCACGGTTCTTCTGCAATGGAGACAACACCATGACCTTTAATACCCACAATGTCAAAATCCAATGAACCATCATCTTTTAATCCAAGATTCTCATGACACCTATCTGCCAATTCTTGAGATATCGGTGGAACATCTGGAACAGACTTTCCAACCTTCGTGTATCTGCCTAATTCTGGAAACTGTAAAACAAGTTTATCTAGTTCTATACCTCTATGTAAAGCAGCAACCGTATATGTAGGATGTAGATGGACAACAACTCTACTACAATCACCTGATATATTTTTTTGTATACCGTAATGCAAAGGTGCTTCCCCAGAAGGTGCTAAATTAGCAGATAAATCGGTATGCTCTAAAACTACAAATTTATTATTATCTTTATATAGAGAAACTTTCTTCCACATATCAGGGTCAAGCATAGGTTTTCGAATTCCACTTGGTGTTATCCAAAAATGTTCCCTGTCTCTATTTCTGACAGATATATTACCATCTCTTGAAGTTATCCAATTGAGTTGATAAGCTTTTTGCATCAACTCACAGCAAGTTTTTAACATAAAATCACTTTCTAGAATTAATAATAAAATATACAGTTTGTAAAACAATTAAAAGGATAGTGACTGGCCAAAATGCTGTAAATAGTAACCAATATCTAAAAAGATACCTATCTGCCTCAAAATTACTTAACTCCCAATTCTTTTTCAACTCTTCCCTAATATCAGTCTTTATGAATAGCATATACCTCAAGTATAAACCCCATATAACGACATTAATAACATAGTATTCAACAATCATAGTAAAATTTCTTCTTTTTCTTTAATATAATTTTTAGCATCATTTAATGTAGGAAATAACTTTAAAGGTTTTCCTGATTTACAACCTTTAGGGAAGTACGTTAATATAAAACAATCTGAAGAATCTATATAAGAAACTACCTGTTCCAAAACCAACTTCCCTTTACCAACTTCTATCTCCAAATGAACCATAAATTATAAAATCTCCGTACAGTTGAAAATCACTTTGTAAAAGCAATCATCATTGTCTTCTGAACCATCCATTGGGAAATACTCTTTAAGAGATTTTCCCAATCTTTCACACTCTTTTATTTGCTTCATAGTAGACTCTTCAAACATTTGTACAACATCTAAATATTCAACCATCATTATTTCAGGATCAGAAGAATTTTTTCCGATATTATGATGGTAAGAGTACAAATAATACTCCGTCACATCTTTATGTTCACTCTCTAGTTCTTCTACCATAAAATCACTCATTTATGTGAACAGAAACCCAAACATATTCCTTATCATCAACCAAAACCTTTGATGTTGTTAACGTCTTGTTATCTAAGGAAGGAATCCTATCAAAAAGTTTTTCAACTTTTAACAAATTAGAAGAAGGTGCGCAATCAACATATTCAACATTTTTCCCAACAGATAAAACTTCATCATAAATCGATTTCCAAATCTCATTAACCAGTTCTGTATTTTTCAATTTTCTTTTCATTGAAGATAGAAAATTAAAAGGTACATAACTTCTAGATTTTTTATCCCACATTCTACATTCAGAACAGGAATAATATTCTCTACCTTCACTCAAAGATTTTTTATCAATAGTGTGAGTTCTACCACAACTCGAACAAACATCAAACGACTTAACTATCATTACTTATCCTTTGGTCTATTTTTTGACAATTCTTCACTAAATTTTTTACTTATCTCTTCCATTTTTTTTCTATTCTTTCTCAATTTATAATATTCTAGAATAAATCCTATAATTATTATACAAAATTGAGAAAGGAGTGTTGCTACAAATACTATTAAAAATAATATTAGAGAATCTAAAGTAGAAAACATATTTTCTCCTTCCTAATAATGTTGTTGAAAATCAACAAACGTTTATACAAAACTACAACTTGTTCAATACACTTTCTATTTCTTTTTCATACCTGTCAATTTCTTCTTGAGACTTTTGTTTAGCATATAGGTAAACTAGAATATCACTGATATTAACCTCTGAACCGTCAATAGAAAATTCTTTCATCATTTTTTTAACTGTTTTCGTTTCTTTAAATACATTAGGTGAGAATTTTTCAGAAACATTTGTATCTAAATTTTCAGGAATCATATCTTTAATTTTTTCTGAAACAGATTCTGATAAACATTCCTTAGATTCTTTGATGTATTGCTTTATATCCACTGAATTAAAATCATTTTCGGATATTATCTTTTCTTTATTTTCGGTAGCTACCAGAAAATACTCTAAATACTGATTATAGTGTGTAGTGCATATCCAAACACCTTCTCTTTTTCTCACGTTAGGGGCACCGCATATTTCACATTTAGACATCAAAAAATCCTATTTTTAATTAGTTTACATCAATAATATTTAGGTCACTTTTTTTAATTCATTTTCCAACAAATTTAAATATTCTTTAAATTTTGTATAACTGGTTTCTATACATTCATTAATAATTTTTTTAGTGTAGGAATGTTTTCCATATTCTCTTCTCATCCTATCTCTATCAGACTTTTTCCAAGTAGACATCTTAGTTCTAACAAACCTCACACAATCAACATATGTCTCATTAATCTTTTTTTGTTTTAAAGATTCCACTAACCTCAACAGAAAATATGCAAAAAAGCTTTCCTCAAATTGTCTCATTTTCGTAATCTTATATTCCGTTGTTGTGGTTAATCCTATTTTTTCCATGTATTCAACTTCCTTTAGAAGTTTAGATTCAATTTCTACACTCTGTTTCAAAGAGTTAAAAACAGCTTGAATTACTGGTATTTTTTCAACAGATTTGTCAACATCAAAATTTTCACTCATATATTCCCTTATTCATCTCTTCCAATAAAAGATTTTTTAATGAATCTAATTTATTTTCCATTTTAGATATGCATTGCCTTTTTTTAGCAAGTAAAGATAACTTTGTATAAAACTCTTCGGAAATTTCTACCTCATAACAAGATTTCGATTTAACTCTAAATGTAATTCCTTTATTTGTTCCATTTAAAATCAAACATTTATTTAAATAATGAACCTCATAACTTTTAACATTCTTAGGAACTCCGTGTCCTCTTTTCAGTTCTATAACATTCACTTCAATGTTCAAATTTTCTAAATCAGATTCTATATTTTTCAACAATTCTTTTTCGAAAGAATGAATCTCTTCTTTAAGATTTTTTAGTTTAGAGTTTAACACCAAAAATCCTTGGTTATAAATCTAACTGTAACTTTACAAGGATACTCTCTATCTGAATAGAAATCTTTTAAAAAAACTTTTCCATCCTCTATATAAATTTTATTGGATTTTATTGGTTTGTTTTTTTCGTCAGAAACTGATATGGTATATTCATTTAATATTTTAAATGGAAGAGTAAAACTTCCATTATAATCGACTAAAACATTAAAAGATATAAGAGGTTGCATATGAAATATTTATGTTGGTGAGGAATGCATCCCCACCAACACACTCTATTTTCATTGTGATAACTGTTCGAATAGTGCTAACGCATCATCAGGATCATCCACAACTTCACTTACAGTATCACTAACTGCTGTCACAGCAGCTGCAGCAACAAGTTCAGAAGTATCAACTTCGACAACTTGCTCAGTGTCCTGTGTAGGTCTAGTTTGAGTTTTACCCATAACCTTATCAAACCTCACTTTCAACTGTTCATAGGTTTTAAAGTTGGAAGGGTCAACCAAATCTTGTAATGGTGTTATCTTATTATATATTGCTTCTAGAAATTTATCATCATCATGCAAAGCAGATGTTTTATCAAAAGCAGAATCATCATAGTTTAGATAATCACCTTTCATTTTCATTCGAATCTTAAAGTTGGCACCAGTCTCCCACATATCAAATGGATCAATCGGTTCTTCGTCATCAAACTTAGGGTTCAATGCTTCACTAATCTTATTAAAGATGGTAGTCCCGAACTTGTATAAGAAAACCTTACCTTCATTATCTGGATTAGCAGGATCCTTGACAACATAGATATTGGCATAGTAAGCAGCATTTCTTTTCTGCTTTCTTGCTTGTATTTTTAATGCCTCATCACCTGAGTTCCATAATGTGCCATTGTATTCATATACTGGGTCAGGTTTGTTAAGTGTCGTTAATGATTTTTCAATATACCACCCTCCAGGACCTTGAAAATAATGACTAAACAACTTAACCCAAGGAAGGTCATCTGAACTCTTGGAAGGTAGAAATCTAATGATAGCAGAACCAACTCCAGCATTCTCATCAAAAACTGGTTTCCAAATGTTATCTTCGGCATTGGTAGTCTCACTACCTGTGATGTTCTGCAATTTCTTTTTCAAACTATCGAAATTGGTTTTTCTGGATTTTTTCAAATCAGCAAAATTCATAAAATACTCCTAAATAAAATTTCGGTTATAAACAATATAACACACATTTTTTGGTTTGTCAATACTAAACAAAAACTTTTTTTAATATTTCCTTGTATCTGTCTCTTGAAATACTCAGAAATGGTTTATACTTCTTTATCTTAAAATGTAACTCTTTCCATAGGAAATCGTCACCCATAACACTATCCCAATGATTAAAATATCCTAATGTTATATCAATAATGATTAACGTTTCAAGATTTATATCATTCTTGATGTAATGTTTCAGTATCAAAGGATGAGACTTGGACTTAACCCCATTTTTAATCACTGAACACTTAAACAGGTCATTGAAAGGGATATCTAAATCTCTTAGAAACAATAAATCTTGCTCAAAATGATATGGAAGTGATTGCATTCTCGTCTTCCATTTATCATAAATCTTTTCATTTTCACTAGTCAATAAGCATTCAAGTCTAACATCCTCTTTCTTTATAGAAGCAAACATACAGACTAAAAAGTTAGCAAACTCATCACCATACTTTTTCTCTAATCTGAATATGAAGTTTTTCCCTCTCTTACTATCAAGATTTCCAAACTTTCTCGTCTTACCTCTATACTTAAAAAAGTCATAGTTTGTTGTGAAATGCAATCTTATTGAATAATATAACCTAAAATACTTTTCTAAATTTCGATACTTATTATCTTCTATCATATTGGCAATTTAGAACTTTTATCTAGAAAATTTAGACTCTTAGCTTCCATTTCTAACTTGCTTTTTAAATTTGGTGATATCAGTTTTGATACTCTATCAGGTTCTAAACCTGTATCTTCACAGTATTCTAAAATGGCCTCTAACCATCCGATGTCATACTTATAAACCCTGTCTTCAATCTCTTGGAAGAAATCTTCCATATTTTCCTGTAGTGTTTTGTTTTGTCTCATTTTTCCCCATTATTGATTTACATGAAAGTTGCCAAAGAATTTGATTCTGGAGCAACATCATAATTAGATATAAGAAGTTCTGCCTTCTTGTTATTTTTTCTATGAACCATTGAATATTGTAAAAGGAATTCTCTTTGATAGAATTCCTTATATCTTTCAACTAACCACTCATTTACATTATAAGTTATCATAAATCTATGCTTACATTCCTCAACATCATTTGCGAATCTTATGTGACAAAAGTTTGAGTGCATTTTCCTATCTGTTCCATATAGAAAAGATTTGATATCATACGGAGGGTCAAGAAAAACGAAAACATCTTCACCATCTTTTTTTAATAGTTCAGAATAGTCAAGGTTTGTTATTTTCCAATTTTGTATTATTTTAGAGTAGGTTGGGAGTTTCTTTATTCCAACCTGAGAAAAATTTCCTCTTGATGCTTGAACTGAGAATGTAGAGTTTTCTGTAAGACCTGAGTAAGAACATTTATTCAGAATGAAAAAGGAAACTGCTTGGTCAACTCCCTCAGATTGAGATATTTTCACCTTATGTTCATCAAATAATTTTCTTGCACCTTTATCATCACCTTCAACACTCTTTTTAATTTCCAAGAGTTTATCTGAGAGTTCTTGTCCATTATCTCTTAGTTGAGTCCAGAAGTTATACAGATATACATATTTGTCATTTACCCAAACAGGCATATCTGGGAAGTTTTGGGATACTAACAAGGCAACCGAACCTCCACCAATGAAAGGTTCTCTATACTCTTTGAATGAAGAAGGGAACCAAGGGGCAAGAGTTTTCAATGCTTTCGACTTACCTCCAGGATATCTGAGACAAGTTTTATATGGATACTGTTTCATATTACACCTTTAGGATTGATTATAATACTCTTTAACACGATTGTCAAGTTTTTTGATGTAATCCTTCACATTTTTTTCAAACACCTGTATTTGACCGTCCCTGACGCATACAAGTATTCTGATATTTTCTATCAGGGTTCCAGTTCTTTCGTAGAAGGCGTAAGAATAGAAAGTTGCTTGTAAGAAGTAATCTTCAATCCACTCTTCCTTTTTCGGTTTCTTTGCGTTCTTGAAATCAATGATTGCAGGAACACCATCGAACTCAGCAATACAATCTACCCTTCCAGCAATCTTCAAGTTGTCAGAATATAGAGCAGTTTCTAATGCCATCACATTATCAATTCTATCTAAAAGATTCTTAAAACTCTTGAACATCCACTTATCCATATTAGATAGATTCGCAATATCTTCTCTGGTCATTTCATTTTTGAGGTATTTTTCAGAGTTGTCGTGTAATGCGTTTCCAATGGTTGTAGCAACTTTTGATATTCTTGCTGCTTCTGCTTCACCGACTCTTTTCTTCCATGCTTCAATTGCAGGATTTCCCTTCGATGAAAGGATTGTTGTGATTGATGGATATGAGTTACCAGCTGGTGTTAAGTATTGTCTTTTCCCATTGGGGTTTGTTATGGATTCAAGATCAGAATATCCTAAATCCACATTCTGGTGTTTAAATATCTTCATACTTATATTATAAACTATTTTTTTAAGAATGTCAATAGTTTATCATAAAATCTTAAAATATGTAATGTAAAGTTCCAAGGCATCTTTCCTATGCGCCGTTTAATATAGTAATAAAGTCTAACAGAACCTGTCCAAGTTAATCCTATAATCAACCAACAAAGAAGTACAAAAATGAAAAATAGAAACCTAATTGCTTCCGAAAAAGATTCCACGATACTCTGTATAACTTCTATAACTCTTCCCATATTAAAAAACTTTTAGATTATCGAAAAATGAACTTTTCTTTTCCTTATCTTCTTCAAAATCATCAAAATCATCATATTCGTCAAAAGATTCAATATAATGGGAATTGTCTTCCCAGAACTCTATATATTCGTCTGGTAGATTATTTTTAGCTAAAATATATTCTCTTACTAGACCAGACCTAACAATATCATTTTGGTCAAACTCCATCATACAGAAAGATTTCATTTTGTAAAGGATGTCCATAAATTCTGTGATTCCAGACTTTCTACCCAAATCCGATTGGTGAAAATCTCCACAAAAGATTAGTCTACAATTGTTACCAGACCTTGTTATGATAGAATCTAGTTCATGAAATGTCATATTCTGACACTCATCAACAATCACAATAGCATTCTCAAAAGTCAAACCTCTAACAAAAGAGGTGGTAGCAAACTCTATTTTTCCAGATTCTTTCAGTTCATCATATGAAGATTTGTTAATAAACAATTCTGTACATATACTCGAATATGGCATCTCATACACGTTAGTTTTTTCATCAATACTTCCTGGAAGAAATCCTATATCTCTTGTAGGAACAACTGAACGGATGATTATAATTCTTCTTGCCTTTGAGTTTTTAGAAAGAATCTCATTGAGAGACAAATACATTGCCATAAAAGTTTTACCTGTCCCAGCCATTCCGTGGAGACAGAAGTTTTTACCTTTATGATAATGTTCAAAAGTTATTTGTTGTTTCTCGGTTTTGGGTTGTACTTGAGATAATTTTAGTTCAGATGGCATTTTCTTTATCACTTGCGTTTTATTGTTATTTTTTTTATTTGTCTTTTCTGACTTTTTTGGCATGCTTTTTCCTATCTTATCTTTATATCCCCTCTGGGATGCTTCTTTTGCATTCGTGTTAAAAGTTCTTTCCAACCAGAGTCTGTCTTCTTAACTCCTAAATGAACAGCGTCACCAACATTTAAAGGTGAATTCCCAAAAGACATTTCCACTTCAGTTGATCCACATTCTGGACATTCACTGGGGTCATTTCTTTTCGCAATAGTTCTAAACTGTTCAAATATATGTTCACATTTCGAGCATTTATAATCATAAGTTGGCATAATAAAACCTTTACAATCTCATAAAATTTTCTTTAAAATTATTACCAAGTTCACTACCATCAATATTTAGAAATTTGTATATGTCATTAGAATGAAAAAATTTAACATCTTTCGAAAACTCACTTATACTTTCTTTCAATCCAAACATTCTAATAACAAATCCAACATCATTGGTGTACGTTTCAGCAGATTTGAATCGAAAATTTTGAAGTCTTTTGATTCCTACAGTTCTTCCTAAAAAATTAATAACAACGTTTATAAAATATTTTATATTTTGATATTCACATTTTCTTATCATTCTATGCTCTTTTAATCTGTCAAGAGCTACTGGTTCATATATAAAATAACTAGGACATCTTCTTTTTTCTATTACTTTATATTTTTCATGGAAATCTTTTTCATGAAGATACTCAAGACCTTTAGAACTCAAAACAATAAAGAAATCATATTTTGTTTTAAAGACTAACATATTCCAAAAGGAATTAGTTAAAAATCTATATAAAATAGATTTATATCCTTTTGTTCTAACCACATACAAGTCGTAAAAAGAGTTTTGATTTTGCATTCTAATATTATTTATTATATCTTATTATGGTTTGAAAGTCAACCTTTAGAGTTTTTGAGACATTCTGGACATATTATATTCTCATTTTTATATACCGAGTTTTCTAGACAATTTATTGCTCCGAATTCATCTAACTTATCTTGATGCCACTCCTCATAAAAAAGATGCCCTTTCGGACATTCAAAAACTATTCTTAAAATATAATCTCTAACTTTAAGAGAGTAGAAACTTTCATTTCTTTTACCCTTATCTTTGATTATTCTCTTACCAGTTTTTATACAGTAAATATTAGACATAGTTCTTAGTAGTTTTTTCTAAATGATTCGGCTATAGAATCCGGACTTCCTTGATTAATCATATTTGAAGTATTTTTTCTGTTACTAACATTATTATTCACTACAGGTGCAACTATATTATTAACTGGATTTTGAGGAGATGATTGGGTAGGAGGTTTTAACATTTCTATATTGTTAGATTTCTGAAATAATGACTCAGATAAACTCTCTCTTGAAATTATTTCATTTGTTCTTGTTGCCAATGAAGGAGTTTCTGGATTCATCATATTAATTGATTTACTTTTAATGATATTATAATCTTCATCTGGATTTCCAGTTATTTTTGGAATATTCATAGGGGTTGAACTACCTTCTGGAATATATCCTATATGATGAGTCTTTTCGGTCACTTCTCCCATAAAAGAATTCAAGTTATTTGAAACAATACTACTACTTACCATATCTTGTTTAGAAATAGGTTGTTCTGGAGTTGTTCCAACCAAAGACTGTTTAATTGTATTAGTTTGTGTTTCCTTCACTACAGCACTTCTAATTTTTTCATTTTCAGATTTTCTACTCTCTATTTCTTTTTGTATAAGTTTCCTATTCTCTTCAGTGAGACTATCACCCTTTTGAACAAGAATTTCTTTGAGCATATCTGTTGATGATTCTTTGAGCATAGTTGCTTCTATGGAAATTTCTCCAGAAGAACTTTTTTGTAATAATCCTGAATCTATTGCTGACTGTAGTTTTCTTTCTCTCCCTTTTTCTCTCCTTTTTTCTCTAACTTTCAACTGTTGTTCCAACATATCTCGATCTTCTTTACTTAAATCACCCTTAAATACTGATAGAATAAATTTTATTTGTTCATCTGAAGCTTTATCAACCTTATTTAAATCCAGTGAATCTGAGGAAAACAAGGATTCTATTGATTCGTTGAAAGATTTGGTGGATGAATCTGCAGATTCTGGAGATGTAGACACAGATTCTGGAGATTTTTTTTCTTTGGTGAACCAACTTCCCACAAATGGAAGATTACTCAATGCGGAAAGAAGCATATCGTAAAGTTTTCCAGGAATGTCAAACATGAGGTTTACAAAATCTTCAAATAAACCTTTAAAGGAAAAAGAGTCTAAAAATTTAGAAGCATCTTCGAATCCCAATTTATTTAATACCCAAGAAATCCCATCTTTAATTAAATCCAAAAAACCTCCAAGTAAGGCATCGAAAACACCAACCAAAGCTCCTTTTATGGCACCAATAACTCCACCTTTTTTATAACCTTCTATTGCTCCAGAAATTGCACCAAATAACCCCGTAATTATTTTGATAGGAAGAGCAAGAAATCCTAAAATTCTTCCAGCCATAGTAAAGAACTTAGTAATAAATTTAAATTTAGTAAATAGAATGGACATTGATGGTAAATTTTTTAATGCTTTGAACGATTTTCCAACCCAACTACCCGAAAAGAAATTACCTAATGGAGTTAATATATTTCTAAAAAATTTTCTAACTTTACCTAATCTTTTTAGAATTTTTCTATAAGTTCCTTTCGGTATAACCATTTTTAGGAAATTCATCAACCCTGTAAAAAAACCTCCAATTAGATATATTGGTGCTGCCATTAAAGCTAAAGCAGTTCCGATTGAGGAAAGAAAACCTTCAGATTTTTCTTTCGCCTTTTTTCCAAAAATTTGAGTTAAATTTTTGAATAGATTTTTTAAATTCATTTCTAAGGTAGATTTTAATCCACCGTCATCCTGCGTCTCAGCTTTTAATCTTTGACGACTTAGATCAGCACTATTATCAGGTTTTTGGACTATAGCTTTATTTAAATCTTCTGTTCCATCTTCAATATTTTCTTGGATATCTTTTATCGATTTTAAGGTTGAGTCTATACTTCCTAAAACTTTTCCAAAAGTGGGATCAAAATCAATAATCTCCATATTTTCTGAAGATATAGGTCTGAATGAGAAATCAGAAGGTGATGATTTAGAATCTTCAGAGACTTTTGATGCTTTTATAATCTCCATATTTTCTGAAGATATAGGTCTGAATGAGAAATCAGAAGGTGAT